CACATTAGCATCATATATGGAATAGTTTTCGGGAAATTTAGCTTATTTTTTTTATTTCCGGATACAACATATACAACATTAAACACAATAACGTGATTCGCGTTGCAGTAAATGTTGCAGTAAAATAGAATATTTGTTTGGTATGCTTAATTTTGAGCACACCCCCTGATTGGGTGATTAAAATTTGCCTCTCCTATCCACTTTATGTTATTATTAACTAAAAAAGAGGTGATTAATTTGCCACTATCATTAGCCCAACGATTAACGAAACTAAGAAAAGACCACGACATGACACAAACAGAATTAGCAAAAAAGATGGGAGTAGGGCAATCCCTCATTTGGAGGTGGGAATCAGGGGAGATAAAGAGGCTTCGCCCAGACAAGGTTGCAAAGCTAGCTGAAATATATGGAGTAAGTGAGGAGTACATAGCTACCGGGATAGATATCGGCAACCTTCCCACTGAGGTTGAAGAGTGGCTCCATAAGCCGGAGAATCGTGAGAGGGTGATAGACTTCTACAAGCGATACAAACTCCTAGAGACCAAAGAGAAATTAGATGATATAAAATAAGAGCCCCAGCGGGGCTCTATTTTTTATGCCAATTTGGCTTCGGCGAAATCAAAGATTCGATTGTTGCGTACTTTCATGATATATACATTATGGGCTTTGATGTCTTTGTACCGGTCATTAAAGATGACCAAATCATGAACAGACTTATTATCCCGGACTTTTACGAAGGCCATGTTCTTCCCGGTCTTAGTTTTTCTCCCTTTGACATTCAAGACTTCGTATCCGAAGATATCCACATTATTCACTAAGTCCATCTTGTATTTTGAGAATATATCTCCAAAGCTCATGCCTAATACCTTAGACTCTTCCATCTGTTCATTATACATAGTGGGCGTATATTTAAACTCTCCTTTAGACTTCCTTTTATCTTTTGCCCATACAATATATTGTAGCATCTCATCTCTGTTCCCTTTGAATACACCAGCTTTGACTAAGTTACTCAAGACTGTCTTATTCATGTTGATATTGGCTTCCAAAAACGTTTTGAAGTCTTCCGGGGAGTCTTTGGGAATCTGCGTGTTGCCTATTCCAGAGATACAGTTAAGCCCAAGAATAATATAGGACCCTTCTTCGTCGTAGTCCGAGTAACAGTTATGATGGGAAAGCTGGGGAGGGAGAATCTTAATCCCCATATGCATAGCTTCAAGAATGTAAGAGGCAAGTTTCGGTTTATCCTTGCAGTTAGAGTCCAACAAGGAAGCCATGAAGGCCGCTGGGTAATGAGCTTTTAAATAGGCTGTAGCCCATGCTGTCATGCCATAGGCCGCAGAATGGGAGTTAGAGACGACCAAGCCATTATTTACGACTACGGTATGGTTCGGAGCGGCCATCTCGATATCATAGACATCTTCTATGCCTACGTAGGTGATGCTTGAGATTCTGGTTGTAAGCAATTCATATCCATTATCTCCCTTACGTTTTCTTCCCATTTTGTAGTGGGCTTTTTTGTGACAAGAGACGCAGAGCCATGCTAAGTTTTCTGGGTAATTATTGGTTCTATCACCATTGATGTGATGCATTTCAAAACGCGTATCTCCGTCATAAGCGGTTCCGCACATTTCGCAAGGTTCCTTAGAACTAATAGCAGTAGCTCTTGCTGTTTCATAAGCTTCGTAATGACTACCTTCTATTTTCTGGAAACCTCTTTGCCCCTTTTGGGGAAGGTTAGAAGGAGATTTCCCATCCTTGTAGAGTCTATAGTCATACGAATTTTTCACCATGTTCCCTTTAACATATACCTCATCTCCCACCTTGAGGTCTTTCATGTATTTCATGCCGGAAGGAGTAGGGATTTTATGAAGGGATGTGCATTTAACGAACTTACCATCTTCGGTTTCTACCTTGTAGACCTTGTTCTTACCGGAGTAGAAAACATTAACGATGTCGTTTTTCTTGATTCTATCTCCAGTGATGGATAACGCCTTTCCGTATCCGTAAGTACGATATTTAGATGAGAGGTCTTTGTGACCATTTGCTTTAGCCCATCCTACATCGTTCTTCGTAAGGTACATTTCTCTGATAGTTAATGGTTTATATTCATTTGCGTCTCTCATAATTATCGTATCTCCTGACAAGCAGTGGTTAAAACCATAGGCGGCAAAGGTAATAATGTTATCAGTCAGTCTCTTCATCTGGGCTTCTGAGTATCCATTTTTTACCCCTCTCACAATCATATCATCGACAGCTGGTTTCATTTCGTCTACCACCTTACGACCAATGATTCGGCGGAGGTTATCGGCCTCCCCAAGGGAATAACCGCATATCTTCCGGGCAATCTGCATGATTTGTTCCTGATACAGGATGACGCCTTCTGTATCCCGGAGTATAGGTTCTAATTCTGGGATATCGTATACAGTCGGTTCTTGATGGTTACGGCGGCGGAGGAAAGTCTCTGCCATTCCAGAATCCAACGGCCCAGGTCTACCCAATGCTACAACAGCTGACATGTCTTCTACATTCTTGACATTCATCCTAATAATGATACCGGTCATGACATTTGATTCAATCTGGAAGCAACCGCTTGTATCCCCCTTTCGTAGCATGGCCGCAGTTGTCTTGTCGTCTACGGGAATCTTGGCCACGTCGAGGTCAATGCCGGCACGGTGTTTAGTTTGCTCGATGATATCTAGAGTTTCAAGGCCGAGGATATCAAGCTTCAATAACCCCTGTGCTTCCAGCTGGTGGAAGTCGTGGCAGACAACCATGTTATCCCCTTGTTTCTCTATAGCTGTCCAGTTACATACATCCTCCGGACTTACCAATACTGCCGAAGCATGGCATCCATAAGAAATGATGTGGCCACGGAATTTCATAGCCAAGGCCTTCCATTTCTTTTGTAAGGAAGTCTTCTCTGGCATATCTTCGACTATGTTAATATTTTTGCTCATCTTGGTATATTCAGCAGGTTTAATAAGCTCCTTGTTTCTACACTCTATAGAGGCATCGTGGTCAGCAAGGCGTTTATTTTCTTCCGCCTTCTTTCTGTACGAGTCTGTCTTTTTGTACTCACTAACCAAATCCAGATAATGTTTTCCGTTTATCGCCTGTGCGGCTCTTTGTACGGCTGATTTATCTTGGACATAGCTGATAGTACGAACCTGATATACTTCCCCATATTTCTCTTTTACGTATTCGATAACGTCGTCTCTTCTAGGAGTAGACACATCAGTATCTATGTCCGGTGGGGTTACACGTTCCGGGTTGGCGAACCGTTCAAATACGAGGTTATACTTAATAGGGTCCAATTTCGTAATGCCCATGAGGTACGCAGTCAGGCTACCAACTACAGAGCCACGTCCTAAACCTGTTGGAATCCCAGCTTCCCTGCAATGTCGAATCATGTCATCAATGATACAGAAGTAATTGAGATAACCAAGGTCGCTCAGGATTTTGAATTCATGCCGTACCTGTTCGATGTACTTAGCACGATCCGGGTAGTTGCTAATTCCCAAGGCTTTGAATCCTTCGTTACATTTCTGCTTTACGTAGGTAGCTGGGTCATCGCAGAATACCGGGTAGTGCTGACCACCAAACTCGATTTCTACATTACATTTATCGACGATTCCCTGTACGTTGTCAAGGTAAGGCCTTGCGTCAATGTTATAGCCTTTGAACCAGTCTAGTACCTCTTTCTCGCTCCGGAGGTAATAATCATCAGAAGCGTAATACTGAGAGTCGTCACCGAGTCCGAGCCATAACTTATGGGCCTGAATATCTTCCTCGTTAATGTAATGGCTATCTAAGGTAACGATAGTCTTTGTCCCGGGGAAATAGTCTTTCCACTTCTCATTATATTCAATCTGCTCTGGGAAATCATGTGGCTGAATCTCAATATACAAATCATCACCAAATATCTCTAATAAGTCATTGTAAAGGGAATCCGGTTCCGGAGAACTTAACGGCCCGGCAATGCAGGCTGTGGTGCAGATGAGGCCTTCATGATACTGTTTGAGGGCTTCGATTCCGATTCTCGGCTTCCGATAAAAATGTTCATGAGCGTAGGTATCTAGTTTCATCATATTCTTATACCCTACGTTATCTTTAGCCAGAATCAAGAGATGGTATGTCGGAGCTTCCTTTACGGTGATTTCATTGGTATAATAGAATTCACAACCGAGGATAGGCTTGATACCCTGTTTCTTGCACTCTTCATAGAAGTCAATAAGCCCTGTCACGGTCCCATGGTCTGTGATAGCCAGTGCCGGATATCCAAGTTCTTTGGCTCTACTCACTAAATCAGGAATCTTGGCATATCCATCATGCAGACTATAGTCGGTATGAGTATGTAGATTACTAAACATATATACGACTCCTTTCCCTATGTCAAAATTACTATATATGAGTATTTTAACACATAAAGTGAGTATTTTCAACTGAGACAAAAATAAGGCCACCCAAACGAGGGTGGCCATAAGCATAAAATGCTGTTTTTTGTCATTTGAGGCCCTCTCAAGGGCCTTTTTTTACATATAACAGGATGGGCAGGTATAATTTGTAATGAAAGATTTAGTGGCCCAAAATTGGGCCACTCAGGGCTATTTTGAGGCAGCATACAGGATAGCTGTTCCCGCTACAATCCAAGCTATCTTATTCTGCCGGTTCTTGATTTCCAGTTTGTGTTTCAGTGATTCCGTTTGCTCGGTCAATGTCTGCAAATTCGTCTCTAATTTCTCCAAGGAGTCGCTGGCTGTCTTCGATGACTGTTCGGCTTTGCTCATTGCTGTCTTGCAGTCTTCCAGCTGTTTTTTCAGCGTCGTCAGCTCTTGCTTGTCCGTTTCGGAGTTCTGTTCTAGTGTTGTCAAGTTCAGTTCGAGCTGTGCTACTTTCATCTTTAATCTGCTGTATTGTTCGAGTGACATCTGCACCATCTGCGTCTGCGGAACTTCGGCTGTCGTGGAAGACGCAAAAGAGAACGACGCAAAGAACGGCAACAATGCCAAGCAAAACCCAACGGATAAGGTTTTTATTGGATTCCACATCATGCCTCCATATAAGAAATATTGGAATCTAACTGATTTGCCCCGTACTGTTCCGAATCACTGTACTGCCAGATGTCACATTCAAGGGACGGAGAACTGTCGTACTGAGCCAGCCAGATAGAATATTTCCCTTTCAAATAGTCGTAATCCAAGATATTAGTAAACCAATCGTAGTTAGCATAAACACCGGTATTAAGATTGAGAGCATCAGCAAAAGCATCGCACATAGCAGTGGCAGAACAAGAATCCCAACTGTTATTTTCACGCCATCTGCTATATTCTTGGTCAAAGAAGACAGGAAGTTCGAGCAGACCTCCCCAATTCTCGATAATGTCACGGCAGTATTCACCTTCCTTTCGAGCTTGGTCTACGTCCAGCGCATAGCTGAACCAGTAAGCCCCTACTTTGAAGCCACGGTTAAGGGCTTCGGTAGCATAGTCCTTAAACTTAGAATCTTCGTGACCTTGCCCGTACCCAGCTCGGACGATAACGAACTCGACGCCAGCAGCCTGCAATGCGTCCCAATCAATGAAACTTTGGTTTTCAGAAATGTCTACACCTTTGATTCAACATCACTCCTATTCTTTGAACCGTCTACGGGCCGGGGAGGAATCGGATATTCACCGGAGGGACTGTTCTTCGTGGAATCTACCAACCATTTGAACAGACCAACCAAACCCATACCACAAGCAGAAATCCCTTGCCAGCATGAGTTAATCTCGAAATGAGTCCCCCACAGCCCATTAGACCAATAACCATATAACCAAGATAAAAGAACTACGAGAGCCGAAAAAAGCCCGAATGCCATACAGATGTACGACATATTGGACTTCATAGCTACAAACATTTTATTTACTGTACGAGTCAACCCTTTTTTGAATATCATCCAATCTCCGTTCTACAGACTCGAAACGTTCATGGAACCGGGCTTCGTCGAGGGCCAGCTGTTGCTGTTCAGCACCGATACGGTTCACTAAACTATTTAGATTGGATATACTCTGCACGAGCTGGTCGTACTTATCTCCGAGCATCTTGGCCCGTTCCCTCTGACGCTCTTCCCTTTCGTTCTCCCTTTCTTCAATCACTTGATCGTATTTCTCTCTCCATTCCCGTTCCTTGTCACGATGTGAAAAATACGGCTTGAGGATGGCCTCTCGGAAGCCACCCAATGCCGTACAAATCAAAATCAAAGCTTCTATAACTGTTGTGAAATTCTCCATTCATACCCCCTTACTTCACGAATTCCTGAGCCGTCTTGGACAGGTCCCTGACTTCCTGTGCCGCCGGGCTCTTTGCTTTCTTCGGAACGGTCTTGACTGAGTTTTCCATAGCTGTTGTATCTTTCGTTTTCAGTAATTTCGCAATATCTCTGTCACTCATACCGTAAATCTTTAATGCCTCGTAGTTATCCGTATTCGGATTCTTGATATATTCTTTCTTCGCTTGGGACTTACATTCGTTATATTTCTGGGTAGCCAGTTTCATGACGCGGGTAGCATCCGAAGAGTTCGTCTCTGCCATCGTCCGGAAACCGAAAACCTTAAGGAGCTGGTCGTAGGGGGTGTATTTCGCTGTGATTTGTCCGTATTTGTTTTCTTTCTTACCGGTTACAGCTTCTTCAAGAGCACCCAATCTCGGAGCCAGAGACCGAATGATTCCGTTTCCTTGTGCGATATTGGATACGGTCGATACAGTAGGCCCAAGGTCGAACTGGATAGCATCGCCAAGGCCAATATTACCGGAAAGGTTGATACCAGCCAATGACGGAGCCCCATACAGAGCTACGTTGACCAAGGCTTTCTTCGCAGAGGAGCCACCGGCCCAGTTAATCATACCTTTCTTCAAAGCCATGACAGGGCTGTGTCCCGTCGTCTTATCGAAGATGTCGTCTACTAGATTAGCACAAGGCATACCCAAAGCGCCAGCCATGATGAACATGGGAACGAGGAACCGGATATTCTCTTCTTTTGTATTGTGGAGTATAAAGTTCAACGTGAACAGTGGATATTTCTTGAATTGGAGGAGGAGTTTACCTGTTACCCCGGCTTCGGTCATAGCTAACGGAGAGTCTGTTACCGAGTAGTTGAAGTTCGTTTCTGTAACCAAGTCTTTTGTTTTGTTGAATACAAATTCTTTCCGAACACTTTCCGTTGTAGGCTTAGGGGCTTTAAAAGGATAATGGTTCTGTCTAGCTCGTTCTTTCTTCGTCTGCCATGAAGTAATAGCTTCGTTCAGCATCATCTTCTTTTCGTCGTGAGTGAGGGCTTTGAAGTCATCCATGGCTTTCAGGTAGCCACCGATTGCCGTTGCTTTACGCGCCCACTTATCACCAACGTTAAAGAACCACATAGACTTGTCTGTAAAGTCTTTGGCCGATTTGCCGAATAGGATTTTCTTATCAAAGACACCCGTAGGACGACCGAGGATTTCCGAGTCGATAGCTACGCTTCTTTCGTTGATTCCGATATAGTCATAAAGCTCTTTCCATTTAGCATCGTTTTTCGATCCGGTTGCTTCTTTGAGACCCGTCCGGAAGTATTTAGACATACCGACGAACTTGTTACCACCGAGTTTTGCGTTGGCGTTCAAGACCTGAAAAGCCTGTACAGCCAGTGAAGCCGGTCGGAACAAACCAAGTTTCAAGAGGTTCTGTAAAGACAGCGTGTCTTTGGCAAGGCCCGTGTAAAGGTTATGACCGTACCGTCTGCGGAGCAGGGAACCTATACCTGTCGGGTCTTTTTCTGCGAGCAGATTCATGTAGTCGTTAATCATCCGGTCGAGGGCTGTAACGGAAGTCGGGCGGTGATTAGCTTCGATGTACGTCTTTAAGAATTTCTGTTCGTTCGTCGTGGCTTCTTCCCGGATGTCTTTGTGGTACTTGCTCGTGTAGTAGGCTGTAGCTTCTGCGTAGAACTTCGCTTTACTGATGAAGTTGCCGGAGGTGATGAGGTAACGATATACCGAGTCTGCTACGTTCTGGCTGTAACCGCTGGCTCCGGAACGCTTCTGGAAGAACGGGTTGAACTGTTGTTTCATATTGGCACTGTTAATGATATTATTCAGTTCATCTTGGGAGATGGTAGCGTCCTTCTTCATCTTCTGGAGCTTTTTGTACAGACCCGTTACCCGAATCTGGGACTGGAGCTTTTTGACATAATTGTCATGGGCGGCACTGCCTGTATTACTCTTGTACCGGTTTACCTTTTCGATATGGGCCATAACATCCTTGACAGCGACCGTATGATGTTCCTTGAACAGGGAATTGAATACCCTTTTGAGCGTTTCGTTATAGTTACCTGTATCATTGTTCGATTCACTGACGGAGATTAACCCTTCATCGTTCAGCTGTTTAAGCTGGTCTTCCGTCATCCGGTCGACCTTAGCCAATCTATCTCCGTGAGCCATAGCGTTGATAGGATTGATTTCTGCCCAGTAAGCTTCCTGCCCAGCTCGATTCAGTTCTTTTACTTTCTTAGAGGCTTCGGAGGCGTTATAGAAGCTGGCAGTGCGGACAAAGGTCTTAGTATCTTTATCTTTTATCCAGACGACATAAGGGAGGTGGATTTGCGGGAAATAACCGTTAAGCTTCTTCGGGAGCTTGTAGTTGGCCCCGGATTCTTTTGCGGCCTGTACAGACGTTTCGTAGACCTTATCCATCATATCCCGGTACTTCATAAAGGAATTCATGACGTTATCCACCTGGGATGACTTCATCGGCTTATCCGAAAGGGACCGAATCATGGAAACATAAGCTTCTTTTTCGTGGACTTTTGCGTATTTCTGAGCAGCAGCCTCGGATTTGAAAGCGGCACTGCCTTTGGGAAGAGCGAATACCGTGAATCCTTTGCCGAAACCAGCGTTTTCGTTTTCTTCCGATTCCTGAATCATCTTTGACAGACGATATTTACCGGAGTTGCGGATTTCCTGCATCTTCTTGAGGGCTTCGGGAGCGCTGTCGTAGTGTTCGATAAATGCGTCGTGACGGACCGCAAGGTGGATTCCATCGTCGAGGTTGATGACTTGCATCGGGTCTCGGTGCATTTCATTGGCTTTGAGGACGAGGGAGTCGAATACTTTCCGTTCGTCTTTGTCGAGGCCTTTGAATACGTCTAAGAATTTCTGAGAGTAATCACCAACGAACTTTTCCATCTTGCGGCGGGCTCCGTCTGCTAACCGGTAGATAGGCATACCATCGGGGAAGTATTTTTTAAAGATATGAAGGGGGTCTTCAAATTGGCGTTGAAGGATACTCATGCGCTCTTTGCCGGGCAGGACACCGGCGGCGTACAGGGCCGCTCTTTGAGCTGTTTCTTCGTGAGTTGGGATACCTACCTTGTGTAGTTGTTTGTCGATACGGTTTTTGAGAGATAAAGCGTCTGAGGAGGGGGTGTTCCTATTTTCAATAAAGTTGAGAAAAGCTTTAACAGCCTTATCTGTGAAAGTACCATTTGAGAATGGTTTTAGAACCTTCGCTTTTTCCAAGATAGAGGCTCTAGCAGAGCTCAATGTTCCAGCTCCGTCGATGGCTTTGTTTGCCATATTGATAATTCTGCCTTCTACACCTTTTCGCTGCGATTTGTATTGAGGAGATTCTAAAGATAATTTAAGCTGGGATAAAGTTTTAGCTACAAAAAGTTCATCATACAACTCTCTATCTTTTCTCAATGAATTTTGTAAAGTTTTGCTTCTTGATATTTTATCGCATACGTAGTCAATGAATTCCGGATTTATTATAGCATGGTCGTATACAAGCATTTTCCAACTATTAGTAAATCCATCACCGTCTCGAAGTTGTTTAATCAATTTATTTATATATTTAACTTCAAAATCTTTTAGCGTGTCATTCTCTTTATCGACGAAATTATTAGACGTGATATAATTCATCCCGTATTCTTTATCGCCTAATCCCCGTTCAATAGCGGCGTGGAGAGAGTGAATAGTTTCATGGAGTATAGTAGGTGTATTTTTATCCCCGGATAATGCGTCTTGGAAGATTCTAATTACGTTGTATTCGGAGTAAGTTCTGCCGAGAGCTCCAGTCTTTTCCTTTTGCCCATCATAAACAAACACGGTTGCCATATCGTCAAGAGCTTCCGCAATTTTCGACTGCAACCGTGGTGGTAAATCCTCGAAGGAATCATTTATTAATTTGTTTAAAGTGGGGCCGTCAATATTTACCCCTTCTGGAGTGGCCAAATGGATGGCTTTCTTTAGTTTGTTGCCAAGCTTGGTTAATCTATATTCGGGTCCAAGCCCCCCACCGGCTTCATGTACTTGTCCAGAAATTTTCTGTCCCTTTTCCTGATTTTTTTGCCTACTTCTTCCTGCGTCATTCCTTTTGGGAGGGTAAGAATTCCGCTGCACCACATCCCCCTCCAAATGCTCGGGTCTGTTACCCCCTCTGGCATCGGAGGTAGCTTCGTCGGTCTGTACATTCCCATCTTCTCCTTTCACTGTATGTCCATCCGCTAGGAATTGTTCCTGGTCTTCCTTACTAAGTCGGTTGAAAATATCCTGAGATGTATCATCCGGGAAGAAAGACCGAGAAGCACCTGTAACATGGACTTCATTTTCCTTTGTAACCTTAATGTTATCTGGTTCTGTATCTATATTATAGTAGTCTGCGAGATAATCCGCAATATCCTGTTTATCGGCATCCTTTAATTTAACTTTATCCCCACCGAAGGTTTCAATTTCCCCTTTTGGAATTTTAACATCCATGTCAGAAACAGAAGAAGTTACCATTTCATCTTTATATTTGTAAGACAGTTGATTTGGAGTAGCTATTCTTTCTTCTTTGGTGTTTACTATATATTTCCCTTGATTATTTACCGTTTCTCTATCTTTGCTCTCCGTTGCTTCGGCTTTGGTCTTTGCATTCTCTGTGTCTGCTTGCTTCTTGTATTTTTCGTATTCAGCCTTAGCCTTACTTACTTCTTCTTGGGTGTATTTGCCAGATTTGACGAGGTTCTGAAGAGCTTTGCCACCAGGGAAATTCACGGAATTAGCTACCTTGGTAGGACCGTCGTTAACCCAGCTAATAATGTCAGGTACGAGATGCTCTTTGACATTCCCTCTCTGTACATACATACCTTTGTACTTATCCTTACTAAGGGTGGCGGCACGTTCCCCGTATTTCTTTTCTAGTTCTTCGTGATGAAGGAAATAGTGAATAGGGTCGTTATTAGCCAGGTGCTTACCACGGATTTCCTTAGCAAGAGCCTTACCGGCGGAATGAACAGCTTTTATTTCCTCTTTTGTCCCTTTTGATTTAGCTTCGTTTATGGTAGTTCTTGTCTTTTTAGCCTTTGTAGCCGGGGAGAGTTCTTTAACAGGTTTCTCTTTTGGTTTGGATTCACTTTCTCCACCTTGAGCTTTCGACATGATATCCAACAAATCTTGAGAGCTACCTTCAACCGGCTTGAGTATTGTTCTTTGAGCTTCTTTTTTGTTTTCGTAGCTCCTCTTTGCCCGTTCTCTATTCTTTTCGTCGGATACCTGCTTTGCCTGTCTATCTACTTCGGCTATCTTCTGTTCGATGTTCTGGATGTGGTCCAGAGGGTCATATTTATCCTGTGTACGGGCGTTGACGTAGGAGGTAACAGCTTCCTTGACGGATTCACGATACTTCTTAGGGAACTTGGAGAGGAGTCGGTTCATACCGAGACCTTTCTTGTAGTTAAAGAAGTTTTCTACGAAGTTATGGAGCTCTGTGACAGCCTCCTTGTCCCTACCTTTGTTGGCATACTGGGACAGCTTTCGAGCGAACGGTGATTGAATCGTTATTTCGTGTGATTTATCGACACGCTGTTTTTCAAAACCACGGACGGCATCTACTTCAGCAATCTTATCCCGTTTGGCAATCTTGGCATTGGCCATCTCGATCTGATGGCTCTGTTCCTTAACGGACAGGCCTTCCATCTTCTTAGCATCGAGTGTAACCCCCCTGTTTTTAGAGCTGGAGTTAATGTGCTGTACCGTATCCATGTGATTCTTTTTGCTGACGATAGCTTGTGTCTTATCCCTATTTTCGGTAAGAGCTTTCCCGGAGAGAGCTTTAATCTGATTACGGATTTTAGGGGGAACTTCCCCACCGGCGCTTTTAGTTATAACCTGTTTCACGTCGTTAGGAAGAGAATCGAAATTACCATCGGAGGTGTAATATTTAGAATGGACGCCATTCTTAGCAAAGTCGTCCTTGATAGTCTGTTCTGTTGCCTTTTGTTTCCCTTTCTTTTGGGTTTCGTAGGAACGTGTTGCGGCGGCAGAACTTGCTCTCAGGGTCTTAGAGATACCGGCGTCGTCCGGGGTAAGGCCTAATTTATTAAGCCGTGCTTTACCAGCGTCAGAAATATCTCCACCCTTGGGTTTGTAGAAGTCGCTATGAGTCCCATTCTGTTTGATATCCTCTTGGATAGTGTTTACGGCGGTAGCTACGTTCTTCGTATGCTGTTCTTTATCAGCTTTACGGTTCGCTACTTCCTGTACGTGGATTTCCTTGCGCTGTGCCGGGAAGAAACCGGTGTTCGGAGAGATGCTATTGGCATTATCTAATTCCTGTTGGGAAATAGGAAGGCCCAGTTCATTTTTCTTTTGGATGAGAGCTTGAGCCGTAGCCTGACGGTAACGGTCGTTATTTCGTTGTTGGAGGATAGCGGCTACTGGCTGTGCGCTCTTATTGTCGGAGATGATAGGGATATTCGGCGATTCTATCATAGCTTTAACGAGGTCATCCCGTTCCGGGCCCGTCATCATTGCTGTCCCATGTACTGGATTATAGCCAAGGACGCTCGCTTCCCCACTATCAATCAGGTTAGCAATCGCCTGATTAGCTGAATACTGGTCGTCGCTCTTCCCGTAAGCTTCCTGTTCAGCTAAATCATACTCCGTTGGGTTATTCATCTTGTCCATGAGCTGTTGCGTGAATTCTTTAGGGCCTGTTGGTACAGAAGGTTCACTGACTGGTTGAGTAGCTGGGGCTTCCTGAGAGTTCATGGGGATGGCATCTAAATCCTGCTGAGTAAGTTCAGTTTCGTCAACGGGGATATTTTCTGTAACCGGAGCTTCGTCTTGAATAGACTCTTCGACATTATGGGTATCATCCTGTGCGTGAACGGCATCATCAATCGGACTGGGAACAACCTTTTCTTCACCAGTAGTGTCTACCCGTCTTGCTCTACGATGGCCGATACCACCAAGGAGGCCCATCGGAATCATGCCCATACCAGCCATAAACATCTGGTCCTTGGATTCATCACCCATTTCAATAGGATTGTAGTTGATATCTTCCCCGGTAAGAGCATTATTCTGGAATTCATTCTGTAAGCCTTCTGTATAGGATTCCATAGCCATACCCGGGACACTATGAGTAAGGAGTCGAGTAGAATATCTCTTGTCCGCAAAGTCTGCTACCTTGCCCCCAAAGTCAGACAGGGAGCCGAGAAGTCCTTTCCCAGCTTCCTGTTCGGTTGATTCTGTCGCTCTACTAAGGAGTCTCTTAGGAGCGTTTGCGGCTCCTTTCAACATGCTCATAGATACGGCATTAGATGCTACCGACAATCCAATATTATCCATGAAGTCAGTATCCATAGCATTACGAGCTTCTTCTTGTGTAGCCCCGTTCTGAATAGCCTGATTATATGTATCGCCTGCTTCTGATGCGGCATCTAAATAACCACCAGCGATGTCACCTGCGATTTTTGGAGCGGCACTGAAAGCTGTTCTAGCAATCCTTGCCCCCGTACCCAATTCTCCAACATCAGACCCTACGGCAATAGCCTTCTCTAAGGTGGAAGCTGTCTTTGCCAATCTTGCGGCTCTGGCCGCTTTTAAACCAGCTCCTACTACCGCACCACCAATACCGCCGGTAGCGGCGCCGACGAGAGCAGTGGCGGCCATGTCAGGGGCGGAAGAACCAACAAGATTGAAGGCGGTGTAAGCAAGGCCGTTTGGGTCTGTGATGAAATCAAAGAGACTATCGTTGCGGGTGAACTGCCGTCTTGCCTGTCTACCTTGGGCAAGAGCATCCCCAAAATCCTCGAGACCTTGTCCGAACCCGAATTCCTGATTCATATAAGTACCGATAGAACCGAGACTTGACCCCAAACCATTCATAGCGCCGTTAATGGCACTATCTAAGAATCCACCATCACCGAATGAATCATAAGTCCCTCCATCATCCGGGGCAATGACACTATCGAGGTATTGGTCATTTGCGGCGGCTCTATCGTATAAGGCCTGAAGGTAATCTTCTGTAGTTCTTCCTGCCATTTAATCCCTCCTAATTAATTGAACAAGCCCGAGAAAAATCTTGTAACTGGGTTATTCGTCCATGTATGGTCTTGGTCACTCAAGTCCTCCCCAAACTTATCCTTTAATTTGTTTACATAGTTGTCTTCTACTTCTTGTCCGTATGCACTTCCCGGACCACCATCAGGTTCAAGCATAGACAAAGTGTTAATATTTTCGTACTCAGCGTTTTTGAGAGCTTCTCTAATTTCATCCCCCGTCATACTACCATCGGCGGCGGCATCATATACTTGCTGGAACGGAGCGCTGAGAGTTTCCTTAATCTTTGCAACATCACCGATAGAATAGTGAGGCGCCTTCCCGGAGCCTCTGCCACCCCCACCTCTGGCCGCACTTCTAGCCATGGAGAGAGCAAGTTTCTGTTCGTCCAGTTGAGCTTGTCTATCAGCAATAGCCTTCTTGAGATCGAATTCCTTCTTCCAGTTGTCCTGAGCTTGTTTAGCTTGCTGTTGCTGGAAGTTGTAATTACGTTCAGCATTATTCATTTGTACCTGCGTCTTCAACAGGTCACTGCTATTAACGAACTGGTCATCATTCGTCGGTAAGTTGATACCGAACATCTTACCAAGTGCCGCATAACCACGACGATTGTCTACACTGCCACTGCCATTGATAATCTGAGCTAACTGCATAGATTGCTTCAACCGAGTCTGCTGATTTGCTTGGTCAATTTGGTCTTTTAAATCTGCGTCACGATTACTATTAAGTTGTTTAGCACTATCCTTCATCCACCGGGAGACGTCTGGGTTTAAGAATAGAAGGTCGGTCTGATAATTGCGGTCTGTCAAGTAGTGGGTTCGTTTTTCGTGAGCGTATGACCGAGTCGGTTGGGATAGGATATCCATAACACTTTGTTGGTCGAACGGTTCATTCGGATTACTTGTTCTTATCTTAGCGGCCAAGTTAATGAACGGATTCCCATTAGCATCCTTAGCTTGGAAATTGAAACTTCCTCCCTGACCACCAGTCTTAATGATAGCCGTAGGTTGAAGCCCACCCATCTGAGTAGCGTCACTACCGTGTACTATTTGGTTCTGTGAGCTGGAATTACCGTAATAACCACCATTGCCGTCAGCTAGAACAACGTGGTCGTTGTCGCCGTACACAATTACATCATTAGGATTGTCTGTTCCTGCTTGGTAAGGTACTACCGGAATTCCCGCCTGTTGGGCATCGGATACCATACCGGGTACTGAATATTGCCCATTATTATATTCATTTGCAAGAAACTTACTATTACCTGCCCCCATGAGGCCAACGGCTTCCACACATCCATTACTCCCATTCTTCATTGTTTGGCCTAAAAAACCATCTGCGTAAGATATTATCAAGCACCTCCCATCATTGAGTACATCTTATTCATGTGATTCAGCTTATCTTGTAAAAGCCCTTGCTGGGCTGTTCTCTGTTGCTGTTCAAACTGAGCTTTCTGTACCTGCATATTATACTTACGTTCGTTATCTGCGTCCTGTATCATGCTATCGAGCATACCGCTACTGTCAGCATATTGGTCGACGTTGCTAGGAACATCAACGCCAATGGATTTCATTAACCCTGAATACATTCCTTTGTTATCTACATTATTACTCTTATTAATTAGATTGATTGCGCTAATTCCTTTTCGTAAATTATTCTGGAGTATCTGCTGGCCAATATTATCCTTAATTTCGTCAAGCTTGTTCTGCATCAAAGTCTGAGACATTGGCTTGACCAGTTTGGCTACGTCCGGACTCATGAAGTTTGTGTCATTAACATAATCACGACTCGTCAACTTCTGTGAATCCATAACGTTCTTAACATCTGGATTAGTTTGAGCCATGATTTCAGAAATACTCTTGTAATCGAAAGGTTCATCAGGGTCACTTGTCCTCAAGTGAGTTAGGATATTTAAGAAAGGACGACTCTGAGCATCCTTTGCTTGAAAGTTGAATGTACCTTTCCCTGAACCACCGAGGTTATTATAGTTCTGCTGTACCTGGGCTAGGTACTGGTCAGCCATGGGGCCAGCGCCATTATAAGCTCTGACACCAGCCCATGTATCACCACCCTGTTCCTCAATCTTCTTCTTCAAGATGAGCATACCAGCTAGAGCATTTTGTTGCGGGTCTGTTGCCCAGTTTGGATATAATTCATTGGCCCCATAGTCTGCGGCTGAACCATCGGTAATTTGCATTAGACCGCCACCATCGGCCATATTGATTGCGTTCACATCGTCACCGCCAGTTTCACGAGCGGCGATAGCAAGAGCAATGTTAGGGTCTATCCCGTATTGGTTTGCCGCATCTATAATGTAGCTTGCTAATTCTGCCATTAGCCCCTCCTACTGACTGACGTACTTCTGTAATCCACCAAAGTTGAAATAATTACCGAGAGGCTTTGCGTCCTGTAAAGCTAAGGTAGATGCACTCGGTGTATTCAGTTTTAGGTTTAAAGGCTGTGCCTGCGGAAGGTTCGCCTGTAAGGGGCCTTGGAGACCTGCATTATACGGGTTGGCACTATTATAATCAACGAACTTCTGATATTTTTTATCGCCCTTCCCGTTAATCGTTTTTCCTCTGTTCGATTCCTTAAAATTCTTCGTATAGTTGGCTCGGTTTAACCCCATGTTATAAGTTTCAGTCCCCCAATCAGAGGAGGAGAAATCTACATAAGGGTTGATAGCCTGTGCCGCACTCATTGCCGCCTGGCGATACGGTTGCAAAGCGGCAGACTGTCCACTCTTTGAATAATTAAGGGCATCCGTCATAGCCGTATCGTTAATTTCAGCTCCGGGATGGACTTTATGAACGTAGTTGACTAATGCCTGATAGTTCTCAGGAGTTGGGTTATCATTGTAATTCTTTGCGGCTAACTGGCCTTCATCCTGTTCTCTCTGTTTAGCTTGAGCATATGTGTTGTAAGCCCCTTGGAGAGCTTGGTTCTGCTGGTTCTGAATATCATAAAGTTCTTGAGCTGTCTGGTTTTCTATCTGTTTTCCGGCTTCACGGCTTGTTCTTGCTTCATAAGCTTTCCCCAAAGCAAGCCCAGCAATCTGACCAAGGTTGTACCAAGGGTCAGCTGTTTTATCATTTGGGATATATAACATTTGTTACCTCCTATCGTCTACCGCCGAAGAAACTACTACCCATGCCGACTAAACCTCCCAAGAAGTTGCCAAATCCACCGCCTGACTGAGTAACATAGCCACGGTTGTTATTATTATTACCAATAGCTGTGAGAGCGTCCGTATTCGATTTCTGAGTACCTGTAGCGGCGCTAAAGTAATCTGTAGCTTGTCTACGGCTCTGTTCTGCGGCCTGAGCTTGTGTATTGAATCCATTTTGTAACCAATTTTCTCGTGTATTGAGAAGGTTATTGTAGAGATTTACATCGTTTGTGTAATCTTTACCCATCTGAGCTGACAAATTCTTTTGCCAGTCATTTGTCGCTGTATTCAACCGGGAGCTACCAATAACTCCGTTCTTAGCCATCTGCTGAAGCCCCTGTCCCATAGTATTTTCATACAATCGATTATAGTAATTCTGCCTAGCTGTTTGCCATTGAGAAGGTAAATTACCATCGAGAAGATTCGACTGTCGGTTAAGGATGTCCTGAATGTTCGTGGAGTAGGTGTCAAACACCTTTCCCCAGTCGGGGTCATACGTTTTTTTAATATTAGACATCCCTTTAGCAATTAGAGCGTCAATACCGGGCTGGATGGTTTGCATATATTTAACTTGTTGTGCATAAAGCTGTCTTTCTTCCGGTGACAACGGTCTTTCGTGGTACTCGGTTTTACTTTTCCCCATTTATAACCTCCAATTCAAAAACATATTCTGTGGGCTGGCCATCTATCTTAATAGAGTCTACTAGGGTAGCACCGCTAAGTTTGGCATAAGCTACAGGGTTCCTTATTGTAAATGTTCTGATTTTCCCTATACCTACATGCTTTGCCATTCCTTCGTAGATAGATACTATCATTTTGAGATTTCCGCTGGTCGGCCCAACCTCTATAACATTTGGCTTAACTCCGTATGTAGAAAAACTCCCATCTGGCATCAATAGCAAAAATGGGAATCTATTTAAATCCCAATCCTCAAAGAAATGAGATTTCAACTTCTTATCGTATTTTTCTATGTAGAACAATACATCTTTCGTATTAACCATAAGGACTCCCCTCTGAGTTACTTACAACTCCGTCAAATGTCCCTTGCCCCCATTTACTTCCGTGGCTCCAACCGCCACCTCCACCGGATGAGGTTCCTTCCGATGTCATCGCTACGTATTGCTGGACGATAATGGCGGCCCACAAATGCCATGCAATGATATCATCCGTTTCAAAGGTGAACGTCATCTCATCGGCTCTTATTTGTGTCTTGAACTCTTCCTTTTGTTTCTCTTTTGTCCAGTTCCAATCCCAAGACACGTCATTAACCGTTAGTTTAGCTGTGCCTGCATCATCACTATCTATAATGAGGTGGGAGCGGTATAACGTCATGATATTCAAATCACCGAGGATAGCGGAAACGATTTTCTGATGAATCTTAGTTTCTTTACCACTTACTACATCGGTATGGTTGGAGAATGACAATTCAAAGAGTTCCTTCCCACATCCAACTAAGGTTTCTTCTTTACCTTCGGCTATCGTCTGAATAGGGCTAGGGAAAATCCACTTTGTAAATGCTCCTAATTGGTAATGGTACACATATACTATAGGACCATTATTTGGATTGATAAATAATTGGTGTGTTCTTTGGCTTTTGAATAACCATGGCGACCCGGTGTCCTTCTTCATCTCTGGGTTCATAGCTTCCCCGATTTCTTGAGTTTTGAAGTTACCGTAAGTTTCCGTAGTCTGGAGGGAACGAAGTCCTTGCCGGGAGAAATAAACGACATCTTCCCCAAGGTTCGTCATGGCATCCCGGGAAATGAAGTCACTATCCGTACCTACCAAAGTTACATTCCAGTTTTCCGGTTCATTGGCTATTTTGTAGATACGACCATTAGCTTTGAAGGCGATCAACTCGGAAGCCAGAGGGTAAATCCCAGTCACAGCCGAAACGTCGCCTACATCCAAATCCTTCATAGCAGATGGGTCGTTGCTGTTCTCTGTCCAGTTTGTCGGGTCAAGGACGCCTGAATATTTAATATTGTTCGTGCTGGAGTGCGTAACCAGCAAACGGCTGAATCGTTCCATTACCGTATCACATACCGGGTACTTATCAGATGTATTTATGCTTGTTCCACTGTATTCGTAACTTTGTAAAGTGCTGCCACTCGCAATTAGCAATTTTGTCCCGTTGGAATTCGTGAACCGTGCTAATTGAGGCTTGTGGGTCACGTCTCCGTTGATAGTGCCTATGAACGTTGGGATCTTTCCGAATTCGTAAGTGTACACACTTTTGTTCTTGAGGAAGATGAGGTAGTTATTCAGTCCATAATCATACCAGATATAAAGAATATCAGCCGGGAAGGTATAGATAGGGGAACCTAATCCTCGGCGGGAGATGAGGCGTTCCCCTTCTGAATCGAATTCCATATTCTCGATAACCTGAGCTCGGTTTTCTTTGGAATGAAGGAGCCAAGGGTCAGTGGCTACATCCATCCCTCCTACCAGAGAACCGATATCAAACTCCTTGACCCTTTTTGATTTTCCTACTTGTTTAGCTATTTTCTTCGCCCCCCATATACACAAAAATAGGCCGTTACTGTTTATCAGTAACGGCCTAAAAGGTTAGATTTCGTGTGTGGCTAGATATGTCCTAATAACTTTGTCGTCCGGGGCGTCAGGGTCTTCAATATATGCTTTAGCTAATCCAACATACATCGCAATATTATCGCCAATAACTTCAAAATAATCGCTTCTAACCATGTTTAACACGTACCACCAGTCATATTCATTAGCGTTACAGCCGTACTGGTTACGCACTGCTAACGCACTCTCAAATGACCAAAACCCGCCGTGGCTTCCATCTACATTTGTCATTTCTTCCACGGCTTTCTTTGCAAGACATTCACAAAAATGATTCCCGTACACTTCTTTGTGAAGCTTTAAATACATATCTTTGTATTCTTCGGGACAACATCTTTTAATTGACTTCTCAAAATGTTCCAAAACCTCAAAGATTATATCTTGCTTTTTGGGGTCATTCGCTACTTTTTTATAAAGCTTTGAAATTTCTCCCATAGGCTCCTCCTTACGTTGTAGCGGTTGTTGTCGCTGTTGCGAACGGGCTTGCTACAATATACGCAGGAACCGGGGCTTTAGGTGTTAAGGAATTAATAATTTGAGAAGACATAACCTGACGGTCACGTTCCGCAAGTCTATCTCTCAAATCCTGAATTTGCATTGCTGTCTGTACGGCTCTGGTTGCCTGTCCGTCAGCCTGAATTGCAGATGTGATTGCACAAGTGTTCTTGTAGTTTTCAGCCTGTAGAGCGGCAATAGCTTTCTGTGTTTCGCAACAACATTGCTGTGCTTGGAAAGCGTTCTGAGCCAACTGCATCTGTAAATCCTTGGTGTTATTCTGAGTAATAAAACCATTACGTGCTAATTCCATCTGCATACTCTGGCTCTGTTGCCAACCATCTTTTTGGGAAGCAAACTGTTGGCTAATCAGCTGTCCGAAGTCGTTATCCAACTTGCCACTCAAGTTTGTGTAGAGGAAATCATTGGTGACTTGATTAAGTCCTGAATTGTTACCACCAAAGAATCCGTTTCCGCCCCACATCATCATTGCGAAAATTAGGAACACCCAAATAAAACTACCGTTTCCCCAACCGTTGTTGCCAGCGTTGACATCGTAGGTTACGGGAATACCTGTTTCCATCATGCCCATAAATGACCTCCTTTGGAATATATAAACATAAACCCAACTTAGGGCTTATAACCGAACATCCCAAGGATTTGATTGATGTCTATTCCTCTTTCTTTATACATATTTCTACAGATTGTTTCCAACTGTTGGGGAGTATTACCTTGTACCATCTGCCCAAACATTTTAGCTTGAGGATTGTTCCCCATCATTCCCAACATTCCCTGTACTGGGTTCTGACTGTGAGTTAGTTGGTTGAATACCTGCATCATCTGTTGTATTCCTTGTACCATCTAATCGACCTCCTTGTAAAAATTTTTCTATACGGCTAACCCTAGATTCGAGGTCATTATCTAAATTTTTAACTTCTTTTTTGTATACACCTATTTCACTTAACCCCGTAGCTGGATTAAACCGCTTTGAATAAATGATGTCTTCTCTGGGATTATAAAAATAAAAGGTTTCTACCAAAGATGTAACTGGCAACGCTTTAACTTCGTCTATACCAGACACAATCTTAACCGTGGACCGGGTATCCATAGTTGGTTCCCAAGGATTACCATACATCTGTGGCGGAGTCCAGTACATAAACATCATCCTTTCTATAAATAAAAACTCCCAAATAGGAGCTAGTGCTTAACATACGAAATATTTCTTCGATTCAAACATTCGAGATTTCCCTCTTTACTAGATTAGTAGTAATAAGTAGTTTTACACATGCAGGCGTGGCAAAATGACAAACGAGTGGTAGTTTTATTCAATAATATACCAATCCTCAGAAAGTAAATCAGCCTGTGACGCAAGCCACCCAAGCTGCACACCAGATGTACCAACAAAAGCTATAGCTTTATTTCCCATGGATTCATGATTCACATTTACTATCTCTCCATTAGAATTAATGTAACTTACATTGTTAGCTAGTTCGATATATTGACCTTTGCCATTCCAGCATTTTCTTGCACATTTTTTACCCTGTTTAATAGCTTCAATAGCTTGGCCAATAGTCATTTCATCACTTTTAGCCGACTCATATGTTTTTTCGAAAATATCCGGTTTGCATGGATACTGTTCTCCATTTACACCAGTGATAATATAATCACCAATACTGGCTTTCATATCACCCTCAAGTGTGTGAATAATTTTTTCTTCTTTCGTCTGATATGCTTCAATTACAACCGGTTTCTTTCTAAATTTCATAGTTATCACGCTCCTACCTTTTTTATTAAATTATTGTTTTGCAATATCGACTTTTATCACATACTTCTTCCCGACGTTACTAGCCGAGAAAAAATCACGTAAATTGCCGCTATAGAGTGACTGTTCGCCAACAAATGCATTCCTGTAGCTCTGATAATACATGCCACTAAAATATATACTTCCTTTTTTATCCGTGTCGGTGTCTATTAGCGTGACATTAGCATTATAAGTTCCACTTGTTTCGCCGTCGATTTGCATAGCAAAATCGACATACTGGTTATAAAACTCAAAAGTTAGGACGGTAACTGTTTTGCTGTTGTATGTAAATGTGCCGCTGATTGCTCCGAATTTTAAAGAACCGATATTGGAAAATCCGTACAGATCTGTGTACTTACCCATCGTTAAGTAGACAGGTGGTATAATATTTGGTTGCCTTATAAAATATTTTTTTACACCGTTTTGCTTTATCCACAAGTCTGATGCATTAGCATCAGAACTTTCTCCGAGCATCGCATATCGAGTCACACCATCGGAGCATAAAACTGGGAACCAATCATACCCATATTCTTTTGTATCTACAAGTTTAATGTATTGTAAACTACCATCCGCTTTCGTTACACTAATACATTTTGTCATTTTTAATCAACCCCAATCGTAACACTCCCGAACGAAATTGTATTCCCTGATACTGTAATAGCAGGGACATCTGTCTTTTTAGCATACTGTGATAAAGTTGCACTAACATCAGAGCTAGTCACGTAGTTGGATAATTCTGCTTTAATAACTTTATTCTGAACAGGATTTTCGGAGGTTGTGGACAATCTTGCGTCAACTTTAGGTATCTTTCCTTCTATTTCAGTCTTGGCTGTACTAACAGCAGTATTGACTTGTGCTTTGGTGTAGTAATTGCTGAAGTCTACTGTTTTTTCGTCAATCGCCTTTCTGACGCCATCCGATGTAACCGGGTTGGTACTACCGGCAGTAGGAATCTTATCAAATGTAAGTTTGTCCTGTTTAGAGTTTATCTGGTTTTGGAATGATTGATGGATAGTAGAAGCGTCTGCTTTCTTATAGTACGTATCCGCAATAACATTACCTTCGCCGTCTTGGTCTGCCTGTATAGCGTGCGAAGTATCTCCAATCGTAGCTGTGGACTTTGTTCCATCTTTGTGAATAAAAGTAATTGTACCTCCAGAGTAGGTCGTATCAACTATTGCTTTTGCTACATCACTGTTCGTAGGGTAATTAGATAAATCAACGAAACCAGATAAGTTATCCCAAGTCTTGCCATTCCAGATAACATTGTCCCCAGCTTTAATCTGATGGGCAACGTCGGCGTTTACGATATTCCAAACATCACCAGTGTTCATTCCCGTTAAAGGAAGGTCACTATAGTTATCAACAGAACCGGAATATTTAGCAAACCCAGTGACTTTAGTTAATGCTGATTCTACTTCTTTCTGTATTTTCTTTGATTCTGTTAGAGCTTGTTTTGCATTTGTTTCACTAGTGGCTGCATGACCTTCTGATATGCCTGCGTTTGTTGCAGATGTGCTTGCAGACGTTGCCGATACAGAGGCGGAGTTCATACTTGCTTTTGCGTTTATTTCTGATTTAGCCGCATTTCTTTCGGAAGTTGCAGAAGCGGTTTTGCTTTCAAGGGCGGAGTCTTTATATTGCAATGCATTAGACTCTGAATTTGCGGCATTGGTTTCGGAGGTCTTAGCCTTCTCTGCCGAGGTAGAAGCATTACTTGCGGAGGTAGAGGCTTCTGCGGCAAGTTTGCTTACTTCCTTAAAGCTATTACTTGCAGAAGTAGCCTGCGCCGTTGCAATACTGGCACTAGAACTAGCTCTTTGTGCGCTGTCTTTAGAGTTCAATGCCCACGACCGAGAACTCTGTGCCTGTCCGGTTGGGCTACTTGCATCGGTAATATTATCAGGTGATGTTGTGGACGATGCCCACGCTTCCGCAAGACTAGCAGAAACAAGGGAAAACCGTTCACTGTCACTAGCGTTTGTTTCAGATGTCTTTGCATTACTTGCACTCGTAGCAGAGGCGCTGGCACTAGCTTTGGCATTTGTTTCACTTACCTTGGCGGCTACTTTGGACTCATTTGCATTATTCGCATAAGTGGAGGCATTGGCTTCCGATGTTCTTGCATTTGTTTCAGAGGAAAGTGCTTTATCAGCATAATCCTTGGCATTGGCCTCTGAAATAGCCGCTTTCTTTGCTGATACAGACGCATTAGCAACGTAAGTAAGTTTAGTAACCTTTGTATTACCGTCATCAAAAGTAGTTACAGCGTTACCATCATCGTCCAAGGTAAAATCAGTGATAGATACGCCACGCCCCCCTTTTAGGCCGGTATTCAGTACAACCAGTTCTTTCTCTTTTGGAAGAATAACTTCAACCGTTTCTATTTGTCTCACCTCACCTATTCGATACAGACGGAGAAACATATAAGTACCCGCAAAGGATTCTTTTTTCGAGTCCATCTGCATCTACTTCAAATACGTCATACGTGTACTTTGATAATTCCCCGTAATAAGCACCATCTAATTCTAAACTATCACTGTCATCTGATTTGAAATGGATTTCCACGATGCCGTTTACATTATCCATAATACGACAATCTGCTGTCATAGCCGGCGAATCATCGCCAGCTTCTTCTCTCACTTCACACCGGAACTTATACCCCGTTATGTTAATTGGCTGTTTATTAGCGTCGGTCCCGGTATATAATTTGAGCTGGAAAATAAAATCCTCACCCTGTGGAAGCACAAAATCATGGGTGGGGGTGGTTTGTTTTGCTTTCGCCATTATTCCTCCTTAACATATCCACGTTCTTTTAATATGGCGTCAATTCTATCCTTGTATTTGGGGAAGCGGGAAATAACTTCGTTATATGTTAATTTGCCAAGAATAATTTGAAATGCTAAATATCTAGCCACACTATTCACCTCCCATAAGGATAGAGTTAACGGCATCATTTAATGCCGAAATTTGTTCCTGAGGGCTTGGGGTAGCATCTTCATATGGGTCTTTGTAGGTAATTAAATACCTGTCATCCGGGTGTTCGTCACGAGCCTGTTTAATTAAATTATCTGCGTTAGCCCCTTCGTAAGAAGTAATTTTTACATTATCCGGATTGTAGACTACTAGAATCATAAAAACCTCCTAACTAACTGTGTAATTTTGCGAAGCATTGTCGGTGACAAGGAACAAGGCTGTGCCATTTGCATCCAATACCTGCTCACTAGAGACGTTAACCGTAGCTGAGACTAAATCACAACTTATATAAATTCTCCCTCTCCCCTCCTTTGCCTCTCCAAGAGAGTCGTATGTAGATTCTACTTTAATAGCATCATTAGGGGAAAAATTAAAAATTTGTGTAAATTCCGCAGAAGTAGACAGCACCCCTACTATGAATCCAGACTCGTCAACGGATGAATTGATTAGTGAACCATTATCATATATCTTCGTTCTTATTCTTACACTTGTTGTTCCCATATACTTGGAGCTTCTTGAATTTATCCTGTATCTTACCGTCATCCTATTCCCATTTGCTGGCGCCGTGAATGATGTTGAACCTACCGGATTTTTTATTACATCTACATTGGCATACCGAACTTGAAATTCCCCATTATAATAGGTTCTGTTATATGATAATAGCCCTTGCCCACCTTGGATACCACTATAACACCTTACATAAAACCCTTCTTCCGTTACTTGGTCTGCATATGAATGTAAGGTAATTACAGATTGAGAGAAACTCTGACTACTAATAACCATAGATAGTGGCGACACGATAACACTTGGAACGGTCGGCCATCTAGACCCAAACTTCACATACTGTCCATTTTTAGCAGTACCCATGATTGAACGAGTTACTACGTTGTAGCTAACCCCAGTAGAGTCAATAAAGACCATTCCGTTACCGTTGAATATGGTTTTGCCATCAGAACTATTAACGGAAAGTCCATTTTCGTCTAGTGTTACATTTCCCCCGACAATCTTTAAGGCACCAGCCATATCTATTTCATTAGCGGCTAATTTCTCTGCGGTAACGGCTCCAGATGTCAGTTTATCAGCAGTAATAGCCCCTGCTCTAATAGTTTCAGCAGTAACAGCTCCAGACGCTATCCGGTCGGTAGTAATAGCTCCAGCTTCGATTTTATCCGTGGTAACAGAGTTGGAAGCTAATTCATTAGCAGTAACACATCCTGCGGCCAAGTTTTCGGTAGTAATCGTCCCGTCTTTAATTTTGGTACCGACAACCTCATGGTCTCCGATATACTTACCTACGATAACTCCATCGTCGAATACCGTCTGTTCGGTAATATGAACAGCATCCGGAGGAATCTCTTCCAGAGTGCCGATGGTCTTTTCAGATGTCCATACGCCTTCACCAAAGCAGTCATAAAAACAGGCCTTGTAGGTATAGAAACCTGTTGAGCAGTAGTAATTAAACTTATCGTCCTTCGTGTAATGTTTCTTCCCATTAATAGAGATGCAGATGCCTTGGCAGTCCTCTGGAATCTGGGAATAGGTAAACTGCAACCCTTGGTAGGTGGATGTAGCAGTGATGCTCTGCGGGGCTGAGGGAACTGGTTTAGACCAAGGTTTAGATAATGGAGTAGAATACTTGCTCCCATACCCTTTGTTATACAGATAGGCTGTACCTTCACGAGTAGGGGGCATAACCGTCGATTTTGTATCCTGCGTGACTTCCAGAAGCCCTACCTTACTCCCTACATTGGTATCGGTACGAAGTTCGGCGTAAGCAGCATCCAGATTCACCGGCTGTTTCCAAGTCCATAAGACACCATCTTTGTTGAAATAGACGTTGAACTCCAAGGGAGGGTCTGGGGAGTTGTTCATAGCACTGACTTCGTACTGCAAAACCGGACATCCGCTCTTGCGTGACACGCTCCCAAAGGTATTCTTGGCCTGAAAAGTTATCTGATAGATATAACCGGCATTGATACCATCTACGGTTACGGTATCAGTCTTGGTCGTTCGTATCGTCCGCGACACCTCTACCTCGTCCCAGCTCTTGTGGTTAGCAATATTCCCTTTCGTCTCTTTAATATAGATTTCGGCAGAGTCATAATTTTTTACGTTTGAGTAGTCCCACGTAAGGACAAAGGAAATATTAGTTCCTACCCGTACTTCCTGTATCTTGCAGTTTTGTAGCTGTTCGTCTATTTCTTCGGGAGCGTCCGTAACTGAGCTAGAAATTTTACTGATTTCCTCGAATTTGCTATCCAATTCTTCTTTCAAGTCGCCCAAAATGGTTTTTAGAAGGAAGATGAAATTCTGGCCGTTACCGTTAAGAGAGTTAGGGAGCTTTTTCCACGATTCCGCTAGTTTTTCAGATATCTTGTTTGCCATCTACCCCTCCTATTTGATAAGTTGTACAATAGCTTGAGCAAAGTCTGATTCTGTTTGCATATCGAAACCGTGATTACTCATTGCAAGCACAATCATAATCTGAGTAGCTAAGTCAAGCAACCCCCAATTTTCAAGAGGAATATTACTGTTTTCATTCTCTAAAAGAGGTGGTTCTTTATAGTACCGAAGGGTCTGTGGTAAAGAGCCATAACATTTTAACTTCTTATCTTGAATGATGACCGGGGCCTGATTAGTTATTTTATACAGGTCATCAGGTATAGGAGTCTCTGCCGCCGTTAAGGTGATGTCTCCTAGCACTTCGTAATACTTGTGAGCAATGAGTACGTGCCAGACAAAGTTCACGGCGTCGTTCAGATAGGCCACCAGCTCATCCATGTTATAGCCGGTCTCTAAGCTGTCACTGAGACGTTCTTGCACCGCCGCCTGACTGAGTAGTTCTTTGACTGTCATCAGAATTGCCCCCTTTGATTTGCTGTACACACTTTCTCATTAAGTTCTGCTGTTGAAGTAATGTACGGAATGGAATCGTATCTTTCAATGTTGTGAAATGAGTTTTATTTGCATAGTATTTCAGCTTCGGGGAATCACCGTCCCAGTTAGGCCCCATAAGGGATACCTGTGTTTTATTATTCTCGTCGGTGGCATAGTCCAACGGATACTGCCCTTGCCAAGAAATGAAGTCATCTGGGAGCGTGAAAGGTTCTGTTTCGGAAACTGTGATTTCCTTCAAGATTTCCGGTGAGTTCTGCTCTGCCAGCTCTTCACAAAGTTCATCCATTGCGTTATTCAGGCAATAAAGCAATTCTGCGTCACTAAACGTAATTTTCTGCATATCCCCTAAACGCTGACGGACGAGTACCAGCATATCATTTACGGTCATGTACTTACCTCCTTTGGAAGTGTTTTAAAAACACTTTACAAAGCTAAAGCATTTATAATGCTTTCCTTATACATAGAATTGCATCGGACGTTCGATAACCGGGTAGTTATCTGCCGAGCTTAGTTTGTCCACTTCATCAGAAATCAAACCGTCTAAAGCTGTCTTCCCAAAGGTTCCGTCGATAAGGCCTGTTGCATACCGAATGAATAACTGTAGGAAGATACTCGGAAGGTCAATCTCATCTTCCATCGTAGACACTTCCGGGATGACATAGAAGTAATCCATAGTCCCCGATTCATCTATATAGATAACATCTTTTACAATGCGATATTCACCGTCATAGGCCTTAGTCTCCCCTTCCTTGGTTACATAGATGGCTTTCATCTTAGCGAAATCGTCAGGAAGGGTAGCCTTCCCATTCCGTTCCCGAAGCTTCGTTTCTTTTACAACCCAGTTAGAATCACGATTAATCAGAATCATATTTAGGACTCTCAGCACCGAGTTAATGGCTTCAATTAATTCTGGATCGCTATGTTTTCTGGCATACATTTCGTCGAGATTAAATAGGACAGCGATAGCTACTTGTTTAACCTCAATCATTCGCTTCTGCCCCCAGGGTTGCACGTCCGAAATTCGGGATGCTTCCAGAGCCATTGGTCCAGAATCCGGTTTGCCTCGATATTATCTTTGCCACGGAGCTGTAAGTACCGGCGAAGCTCAATGTCGGTCGTGAAATAAATTCTAGGGATAGAGGCAATACGTTTAGCTTTCTTCCCTTCAATCCAGCCTTCTTTGCCACTCATACGGGATTCATAGCACTCACGGAGGCAATCTCCTTCATCCCACGTATGTTTGATTCTGAATTCGTGAGTGTCCTTATCTACTTCTACATCACTATGGATAATCGGCATATACTCACCTCGTTATAAAAAAAATAAGGGGCTATTCCGAAGAACAGCCCCAAAGAAAAGCGCAGAAAGTACTTTAGCTCCGTAAAACGTATTAAAATATGTTCTAGAGAGACCTATTTAGAGATATTTTTGATACGAGCAGATGCAATCGGAGCTGTACATTCCAGAGTTACAGAACCAGTAATTACTTTCTGTTTGTAAGTACCAGTACGGGGCGGATTTTCCGTGTGGAACGGAATAAGATAACCAAGTTTCCAATACTGGAATTCCATAAGGTCTACGACATCGTCTGTGTACATACGATGAGCGTTGACATCAACACGACCGAAGTCCGTTTCTATGACATCAATTACCTCTGTGATGTTTCGTTTGTCAGCATCACGGGTTTTAGTTGTGTTCGGAGTCCACCCGGAAATCTTACGTTTGTTTTTACCAGAGCAAACGATAGTGTCGGGGGAACCGCCACGTTTCCATTCGAGTTGCATAGTGTCGTTAAGAAGGTCAAAGGTAAATTCACCTTTTGAAGCCGTAGCGGCATCAACAACGTTCTGATTGGAAACAACCATTTTACCAGTAGTTACCGCACCAGACGGCTTAATAGCTGTGTCCGAAGTATTAGACATCATAGTTGCCTGCGGAGTATCATGTACCGTAAAGGTATTAGCGTCGATAACATGGACGTAATACGGGGTATTTGCTTTATAGCCACTATCCAGCGTACCACCAGCAGCCGCAGAGAAGATGACCGGGTCGCCATTAAAGAATTCATGCCCGTTTACCGTAATAACACCTTTCGTGTCGATACCAGCTACGGGTTTCGTAGCTTCGAGGAAGAAGGACACACCACCAAAGCGAGCGGCTTCTGTATCCTCCGGTTTAGCTACTTTGTTATTTACGATAGCATATTCAAGGTCACGAGCTGTTTCTTTACCGCATTTCGTAAACTGGTACGCGAGTTCATCACGGACACCATATTTCTTAATGGCCTGTGTGGTATCAGTAACAGAATAGCCGTTCATAAACTGCTGAACATAGTTTGCGGAACGGGTACGGGGACGGGCTTTCTGTACGTCGAAGTCAGTAGCTTCCATCGTAGCGTTGTCACGAGCAGGACGAAGGTTATCGTTCAGCCATTCATGTTTCGTACTTGTAACGGAAGTGCGACCGAACCGATTAGTATAAAAAGTTTCGTCAGGGTCGAGGGCGGTGATGAAATCCGTAATGTCTTCGACCTTACCTACAACAGTACCAGATTTAACTGTTTTATCAATGATTGCCAATTATTTTCCTCCTTAACCGAGACCGAGCTTACTGGCTAATTGAGCCTGCTGGTCTAACGTCAATTTACCCAGCTTCGAGTAGTCGATATTTTTCTGATTCGGCTGGGGTGTATTCTTGACGGCTCCTGTTGATTCCGCAAAGGGAGGTTTCTGTTTCGGTACGGGTTTTGCAGGTGTCGCAACCGGCTTATTCTGAGGAACCTGTTGTTCACCAGCCGGTACATAACCTCTCGCTCTATAGAATTCGTCCCGTACTGCTCCCATGTATGCGTCAATTACACGAGCGTCATTGTTTCTAAGTGCCTGCTGAATCTGTACAGCCTGCTGATACGGCAACTGCTGTAACCGCTGTGCGGCATACTGGTCAATCGCCTGAATATTGGGGTCTTGAGCGTACTTGTTGTACACCTTCTGAATTTCCTGCTGGCGAATGTTACGTTCATACATAGTAGCTTTAATGGTAGAAATTTCGTCTGCCAAAGCCGCCTGATGAACAGGGTTATATTCGTCGAAATCTTCCCCTAAATTTTCCGAAACCCTCTTAATCGCATAGTCGGAAAGAGTCTTGTAATACTCCTTAGGGTCAACCTGAGTCTGCTGTGTCTGAGGCTGGGCCGGTTGCTGAGGCGGTACAGATTGTCCCTGTTGCATATTCTGCTGGGGATTCTGCTGACTATGCTGGGCATACATGGCTTCCATGCGTCGTTTTTCTTCCGCAAGGGCCTGCGTCTTTGCCGTGTAGTCAGAGTGCATCATATAACCATTCCGAAGCTCATCCAAAGTGACTTCATGTTCTACACCATTGACCTTAACCTTGTATTTCTCCGGTTCGGGAGGAAGTTGTTCGTCTGCTGGTCCTTCTTCACCATCTTCGGAATCTTCATCGTCGAACATATGAGGATTTAAAGTAACATCCCCACTTTCCGGATCAATTTTCCAGTCAAAGTCCTCTTCACCCCCGTTCTGCTCATTCGAGCCTTCGGGGTTTGCACCGGAGTCCTCTACAGGTTGTTCCAATGCTGTATTATCAGCTGTCGGTTCTTCACCTTCAGCAAATAATTGTAAATCAAATTTCAAATCTTCCATGTTTTCTCCTTTCACTCCCAGTAAGGGTTGGTGAGAGTCTAAATTTAACTAAACCAACGAGAATTTATAGAACGAATAATGTCCCCAACACTGGCGTCGCCCCACTCGTAGGGATTAGGAGTATTATCTGGAGTGCCTACGGTAGCGGCATTTGCTCTGGCGTCCGATTCAGACGGGGTGTAATTGTAGGCGTCTGAGTCGTTACCTCCGCCCCCGTTATCGTCTCCTCCATACCCGGAACCGCCGCCATCTCCTCCACCGTAGGAAGAACCATCATCGGAATAACCAGAGTCATCACCGCTGTAATCTGCTTGAGCGGCCTGTGCCGCTGCTGCGGCGGCTTCGGCCTCTGCCTGACGCTGAAGTTCTGCCTGCCATGCAAGGTAGTTCGTCCAGTCTTTAGAAGCCTGTGTCGGCTCCCAAACACCAGAATTCGTCAAGGCCTGGGCTGACTGCCAGTTGAAATTCTGGTTCATGTAATTATAAAGCGTGTTTGCATCCCAATCAGGATGGAGTTCTTTCAACTTATTTAAATTCCATAGCATAGCCAATTCAGGATTTTTGCTCGGGTTCTGTAACTGTGAGCCATCCTTTAAGTCCTGGGTCTGATACTGCATCGCGGCATTGGGTACATACTGTTCAAGCTGGGCTTCTGGTCGTTCACCGTTCAGAATTTTATAAACTCTTTCTTTGAAACCGGGTCTAAGTGAACTCTTGGAGTCCCAGTCACGGGCCGCTTGAAGACCTTTATCATACTGGTTTAGTGCGTCCTGATTGTATACCGTAGGCTTCCACGTATTACCATACTGACCTTTGTACTGATAAGTTTCCGGACTAACCGGATTAGAAGGAGCCGCTTTGTCTGCAAAGTTACCCAACAGACTATTTTTCAAAGCCTGACTTGCCATTGCCTGACCTACTGGGCCAGCAGTAACAGAATTTTTCTGAGCCTGACCAGTGGTAACTTCCTTAGCAGGGGTAGCACTAGCTGGGGCATTTGCCATAACATCCTGTGGTGAATATGTTGGGTTATACGCAAAATGCCCATCTGTAAACTGAATCCTATTAGTCTTTGCCATCAAACCTCCTATAATCTGCTATACCAATCTTCTGAGTTGGCATAACTAACTTTCTTTTCCTCTAACTCTTCCAGCTCGCTCTTGGCAATCTTACCGTTATTTACCTTAGCTACGAGCCAGTCTCTAAAATCCTCCGACGCCACCAGCTTGTTTCGGAGGTCCATTACCTCTTTCACGGGGCACGTTTTGAGGTTGCCGATTATCAGTTCTTGATAATCCTCCAACCATTCCGCTATTAGGGTTTCCACCAGCTGCGCCTGTTCCGCTTTGTCCATAGCCTGCGCCAGTTGTTTCTTGTACTCCAGCTCCGTTTTGTCCAGTTCCTACACCTCCCCACATAGTTCTAGTAGCCGAACCGGAATCAAACAGCGCTTGGATTTCCGGGGGCAGTGACACTAAGATATCAGGCGGTAAAACACCTGTCTGCATGTAAAGCTGGGCCGCTTGAGGCGGTAACGAAGCTAATACTTGCATCTTCAACTGATATTCAGTAGCCATCCTCTGTTGTACAACAGCCGGATCGGTAATATAATCTGCGTAATTCTTAAAGCCAGCGGCTTCAATCCACTTCTTGAACAGATTATAGATATTATCCGGAGTAACAATAGGAATACCAGCATTTCTCACCTGCATCAGGGCTGTAAGCATGGATTGGAGCATCAACTGAGTGCTTTCCTTCGAGGCAATACTGATACCAGCATTGACAACCAAATCAAAATTACCTTGTAAATCGTCTGGGCTGATAGCCAGTTCCTTATTTGTAAGACGGATAACTGTATTCTGGTCAATGAATTTCTGGTTAAGACCAATCATGAACCGGAATAGTTCATAGACACCCGTTTCAGCGAACATCCGAGCAATCAGTTCAAGGCGCTGGGTGCTAGCTCCCATAATCTGAGAGATACCGGTAGCTGTCTTATTGAGGGTATTCGCATCAAGACCTTGGTTATACCGTGTAATACCCGTTCGGTTTTCCTTCTGAGACTCGATATATTCAAGGAACTGGTATGTATACGGACTCAACTGATTGACCGGCATCGACATAGCCACATCCTGCATTGGATGATTGGCTTTCTTTCGGATAACAGCACGACCTTTGACATAATCGTCGATATTGATAGCATCCTCAGCCAGAATCATCTTTGGGTCATTCGTCAAAGCAATATTCTGTACAATCTGACGGGTGAGAGCGACTTTTAAGTCCTGCAATTCACCAATCAGCTCTGCGTAAGACCGTTTCACCCAGATTCGGTGAGGGTCTTTCGTCGGACTGATAGCAAAGAACGGATGTCGACCCATATAGTTCGGTTCTACTCGTAAAACGACGTCATCTACGATGGTAATAATCATATCTTCAAGAACACCATCGTTATTCCAGTCCAGCTTCGTATAACATTCATATAATGTTACCTCGGCTCTGGCGTCATCAGCTTCCTGGCTGCTTCCTTGGTAGTTATCTCCGATTACCTGCTCTACTTGGTCATCGCTCATAATTCCTGACTTAGGTTTCGGGGTAATCTGGTCTACGTTTGCGTAGATGCCCTGCTGTTCCCGTTCTCGGAGGTAGCTCATCGTCACTTTCTTCTTATGGGCAACGAAATTTGCCTCGTCCAAAGACTTTGCATCGGAGGAATATAACAGCTCAGACACCAGAATATTCTCGATGACCGGGGCGTTTTTTACGTAATACGGGGATAAATACTGTACACGCACGATACCGAACATGTCAGGGCCCTCTACAGACTGGATTTCAACGTTCTGCTGGGTAAGTTCTTGGAAAGCTCTCATATTCATGGACTGTTCAAGCAGTTGGTAATCCTCTTTCCGGTCCCAATAGCATTTAATGATGCCCATGCCCGTAATCAAGGCGTCTTTCATCCAGTTGTAAAGGATTGGAAAGAACCGGTTCTGCCGCTGGAGCTGATAAACAAGGAGCTGTTGCATGATTTCCGCGTTACGATCATCTTCTTCCGAGGACCCTTGTACCGTAACGACTTCATCACCGCCCGTAAAGACTTTAATTAGAGACGGCAACGCCCATTCAATCGTATCTGTGACATCGGTAGATACTAAAGACGATACTTTCGACAGTCTAGGGAGCTTCCTTGCATAGTAATCCTTGTCTGCATAGTAGATTTCATATCGTTCCTTTACAGTAGGGAGGATAACCGTATCCTGATAGTTCTCTGCGTCGGAAATATCCCTCTGCAAGGCAGTCACAAGGCTTTTATCAATGTCATCCAGTGTCGGATTTTCCTTATTTTGGATGAAGCTCAATCTATCACCTCCTTCGGAAACGACTTTAGTCGTTTCACGATGCTAAAGCAAGTCTTACTTTCCATTAGAGCTGTCGATTTATGATGGTATCGGGTTTAAAAGCCGACCCGATGATTTCTCCGTTATCCAAAAGGATAAGGGAACGCTTTGCCCGGCCTCTGGTTGCGTCAAAAAACATACCAGCATCCCGGCGTCTCTTATATAATCGTTCTACCATATTCCCGATAAACGGCATGATACAGGTGACTCGGGCCGTATTCACTACGAAACCGAAGCCGATATCCATGAACACACCGTTTTCAGGGTTGATTTTCACTCTTTCTGTTGTTGCTGACTTCATATATACCCCTAACTATAAAATTTAGGAGCTTCGCCCTCTTCGGTATCATTCTCATAAGTGGCGATACCCATAAGGACGAACAACTCCTGTAATTCTGAAACTTGTTCTTCAAGGAGTTCTATACGCTTTTCTAACTCTTCTTTGCTCATATACCCTCCTTATAGATTATGGCGGCGGTACTTAGAATCGAACTAAGACTAGCAGAGTCAAAGTCTGCTGTACTGACCGTTATACGATACCGCTATGTGGCATGGGTACAAGGACTCGAACCAAGATTGACGGTTTTGGAGACCGTAGTCTTTCCATTAGACGATACCCACATGGCAGAGGAGGTGGGATTTGAACCCACGGTGCTGCTACGCACAGCTGTTTTCAGGACAGCCACCTTAATCCACTCGGACACTCCTCTAATCTGGTTGCGGGGGATAGAGTCGAACTATCGTAACTGGGGAATGAGCCCAGCGTCCTACCTTTAGACGACCCCGCCATGCATCGGTTCTTTTCTCTCTTCGTGGAGCATCTCACTTCAAGAACCGGAAAGCGGTCGCCCTCGCAAGGGCGTGTACATCAAAAACCAGCGTCGATATCCACACCGTAGGACGATGCACGTGGTCCTTCCTAATATCCTACAAAACTAAGCCAGGCACAGTCGAAGCTATCTAGAATCGTCTCCGCTGTGTACCCGGTATCCAAACATCGGATACTCGGAAACGCTTTTTTCAAAGCGTTTAGCAAAGCTAAAGCATTTAGAGTGCTCTCCATATGTTTCAATTCCTACTCACTAACCGGGAATTAGGCATATTCTTTTGGGAGCCTGCCTAGGCTACCGACCAACACCCAGAGCGTGTTGAAGTCTTTTCACGCGCCGTTACGAAACCCTCTATACATAGGGAACTTCACGGTATGGTTTTTCCGGTGATTTCTGACCGGGCCAGCATCAAAATAGTCTTTCCAGTATTAACAGGCCGACACTGTACCTGCCCCGGAGTTTAACGTCCTCCTGAGCGACGAGATATGGATGTTTAACGTCCTCCCGGACATCACCCCCTTTAGGTCATTTATGGCAACCTTTCTTTTTCAGAGGGCCTCACCTCCATCCTGAAACGTTTCAAAGAAACGTTTTGCGGTGCTGAAACACTTCGTGTTTCCCACTCGGAGTTATTTTTTACATAGAACCGGCCAACGGGATTTCGTCTGTGACGACCTTCTCGTAAGAAGCGACCGGAGCAAAATAAATCTGGTCCTGATAGGCAAGTGCGTCAATCAGGTCATCATGCAAGGACTTCGGGAAAGCAAGGAATTCGCTTTCCAATTCCCCAAGAAAGGACGCTCCCATCGGGAACCATACGGTGCCAGCTTTGAACCGGGGCTGTACGGCTTTGATACGCTCTTCTTTCTTTTCCTTGGCTTCCAAATCCTTGACCGTGAACCAGATATTCCTCTTTGGCATTTCCTTTTCTATGAAGTGGGATAACGCCGCTTGGTAAGCGACCTTTTCCATACCCACATAGACAGGATGGTATCGAGTGACCGCCTCGAAGATAGCGTCTATCGTCTGGGTCGGATCGAACCTCCCATACTTTATATCCAATACGAACCAATGGTTTTCACTATTGACCCCCACAGTGCAGACTACGGTATAGTCCGCGGTTTCTTTCTGGGAAATAGCTAGGTCTACCGTAGTGAAGATGTTCATATCCTTCACATCAAGCTCTTCTTGCTTGTAGTATTTGAAGTATTCTTTCTTGAACAGCTGGGTTTCCGGGGAAATAGCAATACACATCTTTTCCCGTTCCCATACATCCAGATTCCCGATTCGTCTAAAAGCTTCCCTTTCCGCTTTTATCTCTTCGGAGCTCCATCTTTCGGGCCATACACTGTTTCCTTCTGCGTCTAGGATAGGGATACGGACACCGGTAAACTTCAAATCTTTCTGGTTCTCTATGACTCGTTCTATCAGGCATTTTTCACCCAGATTGTTCCCGATCATGAAGATTCTCGTCTTCTTCCCTAAGAACAATACGTCGGACAGGAACCATTCCCAGTCCCCTTCCTGTACGGTATCTGACTTCGCATCTTCCAAGTCTTGTGGGTCGTCAATCAGGACAATAGACGGTCGGGCATCGTGAACGTTCAAACCACGGATAGCAGCCCCTTTGCCGTAAGCTTCAAAACGGACCCACATCTCTTCGTCATCTTTATCTTTTACGATGACCTCGAAACCGTTCTGGGACTGTTCTACGATACGTACCAGGTTCATGGATAGTAGCTCATTATTGAGCCATTCATCCTCAATTTCCTTTAACCGCTTACTGGCAGCTCTCTGCGTAGCCATGATAAAGACTACGTACTGCCTATCCTTGGAAGGATATGTCAGGCAGTGCATCGGGAAGGCTCTTAGTACGACGCCGCTATTATGGGTAACGATGCAGCCAGTACCACATAAAAACAGCCCCGTAGGGCTGTCTACCTTGATACACATGGTGGGGACGGACTCACATTTAGAGACTTTCTTGACACTCCTCATCAGAGTGCGTTTATCCTGAGTATCACAAATCAAATCCCTCTTCCTTTTTAACTGAGGGAATTTAACTGTGGTCTTGAACGACACATCATAATGTGGCTTACATTCTTTGCCGTAGAGCTTAGATGGTTTCTTTATAATAGTAGCCTTAATACCTAAGCTTCTGACTAAATATAAAGTCCCCATAGCCAATCTTTCATTGGTGTTTGTGAAAGTAACCGTCCCAGCCTTGCTACCAGCCTTGGCAATCGTACCGTCACTATCAATGAGACCGGCCAATAATTGCCACCTGTTTTCCTCGCTGTCGTAGTAATACTCTTCCGGGATGTGCTTGTCGTATATCAACCCAAGGGATTTAAGCTCTTTCAAGAACCCTCCTTGGAACTTTATCGTCATTGCCGTTTTATCTTTGCGGCATGTCTTGGTTCCCCAGTCGATGTTCAGGAATGTCTCTTCAAAATCTTCCCCACCGCAAGTGATTTCGGCTGCTTTTGAATGACCATCTCCAAGCCATAACCCCAAATCATACGGAGAAATGATATGTTCTTTCCGAGGGTATTGTAAGGGCATAGCTAATGGTATACGGTATGCCTTTTCTTGATATCCTTTTTTAGGTTTTCCCAAATCCTGCTTTGCGTACATCTCCAGTGTGGTTACGATATTCCATCTACGTTTGTGCTTGTCCCATACGCTCCACAGATGTTCTGCATCAGCAGTGATTTCCTCCCCGTCGTCAAATTCGACTTTGAAGCAAGGATGATCGTAAAAAATCTCGGAGGTGCTACCAACTAACACTGGGTTCCCATTCTCATCAAATACGTAGTCCCCCGGCTTGATTTCCCCCATCAGCTTATATCCACTAGGGGTCGGGATAGGGGTGAAAATCGAGATTGCTTTTCCTGACTCACGAAAGCCCTCTACAGCGTAGTGGTGCTTGCCTTTTAACAGTATCTTTCCCCATTCCTCTTGGAATGAAGGGGTCTTTACTTCATCTTCGACGGGGAGGAATACTCTTCTGAATAACATAAGGTCATCTTTGGCGTCACGGAACAGCTTCGCCATCATTACTTTCTTGTCCATATCTCTCTCCCCTTTCATCCTATTCGGTTTCGTTTCTTCATTTGCTTTTCTACCTTTGTCAAATTGTCAAAATACCTCTTGATTTTTCAAAATTTTTTTCGTTTTCCTATTTTACGGTTATAGTACCCCCTTTTATTTTTTATTAATACTCACTTATATGAATAAATCTATCATACAAAGCCGTATTTGAACCATTAAAAGCGAATAAAACTAACAAAAAGGTCAAAAAAATGACGTACAAGAGAGGGGTAACTTCCCTAATTTCCGCCCGGCCAGCCAAGTACCCGAAAAAGCGAAGCCCCACCCTCTAGATCTATGTACACTGCACGAGAACCATTAGAATCCGTGGGAAAGGCCAGACGATGCCGATAAATGGCTCAACCATGCGGTTTTAAGGCCATCCAACGGCTATGCTATGATACAGTTGTCCCAAGGGAAAGGGCCAAGGGGAAAGCTCATAAGTGAGTCGATTACTCGGGTTCTAACCTTAGACCCCTAGCACGGGTCGCGGGACATCAGAACTTTGACAACTGCATATAGTAGGGCCGTGCGGCACGGCCGCCCCCTATAGTCCTCATTAGAAGGACGATAAGGAAGTCGATTGAGGGGACGACGACAGTGCCGCACGGTAGCACGAGGCAAGGGCCTATTGGCAAGGCCCGATATGCCCGATAAAAACGGGCCAGCCTTAATTGCTCTGCCTAGGAACACCTCGAAAATGATATTGAGAGGTGGGCATGTGGCGACGTCGATGTACAGGCGGACGTGAAGAGCGTCCACGTAATGCCGGTGTGAAGACGAGAAGCGGCCTAAAGCCCTACCCTAGCCGGTAGGTGCTTCACAAGGTGGTTAGAGCGGTTAAAATCCTCCGCACCCATATGGGGAAAGAGGCAATACGTGCGTACCTGCTATGGGACGAAAATCCCATGACGTGAATCCTTGAATCGGCTGAAACAATGCCGATTCCTATAACGTCGAAAAGGGGCTTTCAGGCCCCTATACAAGGGAAGGAAGTTAGTTTTTACCCTCTAAAGGGGATTGCATGGAGGTATGCTGCATGTACAAATTGGTTAAAAAGTTCAAGAGTATTAGTGGAGAAATCCACATCAAAGAAAAGACTTATGAAGTTAATCGCAAGACCATTCTAAAAGTCGTCCGACAGGCGGCTAAAAAATACCGCCGTGATGAGGGCTGGGAAAATCTCCTGGCCGTTCCTAGGAAACAAGGGCGTGCTAAGGTATCGGGCCATTGTGAAATGAACCGCACCTATATTGCTCGTCAATGCGCCGGTATCGGGCGCATTGATATCTATGTAGTAGAGTTATAATTTATTCAACTTCCTTCCTTTATATAAGGGCCTGAATATCCCTATAGGGGGATTGAAGACTAGAATGTTCAACATTTCCCCGCTCACGGTTTTGATTTTCAAAGAAAGAAGGTATATTATGCTTACGTCAAAGAACAACTATAAAATTCCCGGTGTTATGATCCAAGGTCTTATCTTGCGTCAAATGCGCATGGCGGCCCTTGATACTCGTGAATGGTATAAAGCCATGAATAACGGAGACGAAAACGGGGATTATACATACTGTAAGTTAAAGAACTATGAACAAGCTGAAATATGGCCTTTGTTAGAGGTTCAAGGTATTGAAAGAGACTCTAAAGAGTTTGATATGGTTATGGAATATATCGTCGACATGATTGAATACATGGACTAAGTGTTTGTTTTGTCCTACTCCATGACATTAAACTGGAGTCCATAATTGGAACGTGTAGCATTTCCCCCGCTCACGTTCTTTTATTTTGGGGAATTTTAGAAAGAAGGTATATCATGGCTAAAGTCGGACAAGAAATTAATGTCAGCACGGTACAGACTATCAACCGTTCTAAGGGGACGTTCTCCGCTATGTCGGGGATTACTGTACATGATGAGGGCGGCTTCCATAACTTTTATTTAGGGGTCTATGGTTCGTTGAAAAACGGGTACGTAAACCTTAACGATTGTGGTACTATGTACTGCCTAAATCGTTCTAGGGGACATATTATGGCCTTATTAGACCTGTTGGGACACACATCCTATAGGGTTATTAAGAGTGAGAAGGAAGTTAATGAGTTTATCGACTTTCTCGTAAACTTCCGGCATGACTTCTAAATGTTTGTGGTTTGGTCACGGCCACGTAAAAAGTAGCGCGACTGCCAGCGGAAACGTCAAAGACGTTTAGCGATGTATAAGAACTTTGTTCTTCACATATGACCTAACTTATCTGTTAGGTCTTTTTTTAGTGCAAGAAAAGAGGTGTATACCATGCGTAAAGAAAGGTATATCATTGACGGGATTACCTATACCCGTGTTACAAAAGCGACCGCAAGGAAGCTTTTCGACGATGGGGAATGTGTTGGCATTTGCCCCGTCAAGATTGACCCGTCTTCTATTTGGGGCGGCATGGCTGAATTTCAGAAAGGCCATAAATGCGAAAATTGGTCTTTCGACGATTTTGTAAACTGCTTCATTTATTACAACTGTCAGCTAAACGAAACTGGCAAGTATCCGAAATTCTTTAGAAAGGGGTGATTGTATGCCTTACAAAGACTGGGAAGAGGATAAAAAGTTTCTCAAGGAAGCGTTACCTGTTATCCTCGCTATTCCTCTCATCTATATTATTCTCGTAATTCTGTTTTCATTCGCTGATTAGGTGGTGATCCAGGATGAGGATATTGTTTAAAAAGGCAAATACGCTCTATTGGCGTAAATGCCTCAGACTTACAAGAGAATTAAGAGTCCATGGTTTGGTTGCCGAAAACAAAGGCAACCATTTTTTAGTGCGGAGAATTAACGGCGGCCATGAAGTAAAATTCTTGACTGCCGAAAAACTTTACAGATATCTTCTGAGCCGTTCTAAGAATTTCGATGAACTGACTTATCATTTAATGTAATTTGAAAGGGGTTCTGCTTTATGGGTAAACGTATTATTTGCATCGACAGTAAGGACAATAAGGTATGTTTCTATGATAAGAACGACAATCTTTTTGTTCTGGATATTGGCAACGAAATGCTTATGGGAAAGACTTTCCCCTGCCCTCATTGTGGGAAAGAACACGAGGTAAAGGATTTTGTACAGATCGGGGATGAGCTACTATGCTCTGATTGCTATGACCCTAGCTTCTATGATAAATGCTCAGAATGTGGGGAATACTTTAAGAAGGATGAGCTGTTTGACATAGACGGTAAACGGCTCTGCAAGTCCTGTTTCAACAATAATTATTTTACCTGTGATAATTGCGGAGCGGTTTATCCAAAATCAGAAGCCGTCTATGTTGGATATGACAGATTTTGCCAGGATTGTGTCGACCAGCTTCTAGACGAAGGAGAACTCATCCAGTGCGTCTGCTGTGATGAAATCTTGCGGGCTGAGGATGCTTATGAGCTGGATGGAAATTTCTACTGCTCGTCCTGCTATGACCAGGAACGTGAAGAAGAATATGGAGACTCCATCGTAGGATACCACTGTAACCGTCCATTCCGGTTCAAGAGTTTGGCCAGCGATGTAGATTACCCGAAAAAAGGTAATCTTTACCTAGGTTTAGAACATGAACTGTCTAACGCCGGGGAAGATAACTACAAGCTGGCAAAAGAGCTTGTAGATGATTATGACCGTGTTTGCGAACACGACTCGTCAATCAGTGATGGGTTTGAAGTCATCTCAGACGCATTGACATTTGATTATTGGAGAAAGAAGGAAGATTTGCAGGCTTATATGAATACCATTAACAGATTGTCGGATTTCGATCCGGACGACTCTAGCGGTATCCATGTCCATATTTCTAGAGGCCCTCTCTCCGACAATGCTGTCATTGAAATGGCGTGGTTCGTCATGCAACATTACGACGACTGCATTAAATTTGGTCGTCGCGACCCCGACGAATGTGAGTATTGTGAACGGGTCACGAGAGGCGACAAGGAAGACTTATGGGATTATGCTACGGGTCATGGTGTAGCCGTCAACCTCGAACATGAATCGAACCTCGAATTGCGGTTCTTTAAGACGACCGACGATGTCGACCACATGTGGGCCATCTTAGAATTTAGCTACGCATTGGCTATGGTAGCGAAAGGGGGTGTCATTGATATTGAATGGGCGGATATCCGTAAATTCTGTGAAGAAGATGGGAAAGAAGAACATTTCCTCGCCGAATTGAACGAAGGATTCGATTGCGAAGAGAATGAGGATTATGAATATAACCTCACCGAATACTTTGCTTGATTTTTAACCAAAATTACTTACTTTACATTGTCTTTATTACAGGAGGTATATATATGTGTGTTATCGCTGTCTATGAAAAAGGTTTGGTTTTGAACGAAAATGAATTAAAGAACTGCTTTACAGGCAATTCCAACGGGGCTGGACTCATGTATCAGAAAGACGGCAAAGTCCATATTGAAAAAGGCTTCATGAAATGGGATACATTCTGGGAGGCGGCTAAACATCTCCCCTCTGATGTAGATAGGGTCTTTCATTTCCGGATTGCTACTAGTGGTAAAATCAGTGCCGCTTGTTGTCATCCCTTCCCTATCTGTGATGACTATAAGAAAATGAGCTTGGCTAGTTGTGATACCCCCATGGGATTCGCCCATAACGGGGTTCTTGGCGATTTCGAGCCGAAGAAAGGAATGAAGTCCACTTATTCAGATTCTATGAAGTTCGGTAAAGAAGTCCTGTTCCATTTAGGTAATCTCTTAAATGAACGTAGTGTACGGGATTTGATTGAATTGTACACAACTTCCCGGTTTGCCATTATGACTCCCAAGAATACCTATATGATTGGCTCATGGGAACAGTCAAGAGAGTCGGGAGCGTTTTATAGTAACACGTCCTATGAAGGATACCGTTATTTAAATTGTTTCGACGATTCGTTCGTCAGAAGTTATTATTCCGACTTTGTTTATGGTGGATATACACAAGATGATTATACGGAAGGTATTCTCATTGAAAGATTCCCAAACAACGAAAAAATAGAAAATGAAATTGCCGAAGCTATCGAGGAACAGTTGGGCGTGTTCATCTACGATACCGACGACTCCAATGTAGGAAAATTCAAAGATACCACATTCTTCATTGAAAGGGAATTAGGCAAACGACTGCCAGAGAGTGGAATTATTAAAGTTGGCAAGCGTGATGTCAAATGGAGAAGAATCAGTTTAAAATAATAATAAAGTTAAAGGGCCTGCTTAGACAGGCCCTTTTCTTATCCCAAAAAGAGGTGATGTTGCTTATGACAAGGTTAGAGATGTATTTGACAGAAGCTACGAGGATGTATGCATTTTATCCTTTATGGGATCGTAATGACACTCCGAGTGTAATAAGAAGGTTTATCGAGGATAGAACGAGATGTTTCGACAGGCCATACCCCCTTTTATTCGATTGTCCGAAAGTTTTGTCTTGTTACGACGATTGCGAGGCTTGCTGGAATCGTTTCTTTAAGAACTTTAGTGAGGTGCCTGCCTTATGAATGAAGAGGAAAGGATTTTAACAATAAGAGTAAGGAACGTCTGTAAAGATATGGGCGCAGATAATTTAAGTGTTTTCGCATCTGGATTGATAGAGTATGCGTTGGAACATGGTGGTACAGATACCATATCAGGACTACCTCGAATCTGTTCCGGTTCTAACTGTATCGTTGGCAAGACTTGTAAAAGATGCTGGGGAAAGGAATTCGATAAGCTACAGGAAGGTGGTGAACCATTATTATGAACAGAGAAGAATTAGTATTGACCTTACGGATTAGATATGTAATGAGTATACGCAACGGGGCCAATATCACACTTGTCATAGATGACATGAGGAGATGTTGCGAAAAGCTTAATTATCAGAAGGCTTATGGATTTTCCCTTTTTTGCGCATGTCCGTGCTCCTGTACTAGGAATTGTTCCTGCTCAGAATGTTGGGAAGAAGCAATAACCAAATTCCTTATCCTTAGCAGCGGAGATGTTGATATTTCTTTGTAACGGAGGCGAAAATGATGAATAACGACGAAATGGTATTGACGATGAATATTAGGTATCTACTCACGATGAATGCAAAAGAAACGGCCCTTTTGGGGGTCATTAAAAATCGTGTTAATGTCATCAACAACCGGAGAGAGAATAATTGCGAACCCTATGCCGGTTGTCCTTGTGACTGCCCCATAAACATAACTTGCACACAATGTTGGTCCAGGGCAATAGCCAGGTTTGTGTGTATAGAAGACAATGCGCCCGTTTTATGAGAGGTGATACTATGATAGAATGTGAAATCTATATGACACTGGCAATGAGAAATGTTTACGATAACGACTTCGTAAGGCCTTTAAAAATCAAGGACAGGGTTAAATACTTTGCCTCAGCGTACAAAGAAAGAAAGGCTACTAAAAGCTGGGTATATTGCGGGCATCCGGTTACACTATCATTTTGCCACTTTTCGTGCCCTGATTGTTGGAGACATTGGACAAAAGAATTTACAGACAATAAACAAGACCATTGCGATTTATAAGGAGGAAACTGCCTATGAAGCAAATCAACAGTTTTGCAAAGAAGATGGTAAACCGATTAAAGAAAGAAGGTTTTACGATTCAATACTACCATGCCCGAAGTACGAACAGTGTGTATCTTAAATTAGATTATGGTATGGGGCATAGTATCCGTATCAGCGACCACAAAGGGAAACACCATTTAAAGTATCGGTACAACATGGTTATGTATGGAACCAAACCTAGGAAGTGTATCTCTAAATTCGGCCCCCGCTATTTTGCCCCATTCAAGAACATGGAGTATATGGTGGGGATTATTAAAAAGGAGAAAGTAGGCTTAATTAATCGAATTGGAACTGATAAGTATGAAGAGGGTATGAAACTTAACTTCCTGATTAACGATGGCAAGCCTGGGTTTTGGGCGAATTATAAATTAGTATAGGAGGTGTATCCAATGACGTTCTATATGCTGGTAGAAAAGAATGATGCTTTGAATACGTCCGAGGTTGCCGTATATAGGGATTTCTCAAAGGCAGATGAAGCATTTAAAAGAAGACTCTCCTCCTGTTGGGATGCTTATTTAGGGAAGTATACCAAGACAGAGTTTTTCCGCGGCTTACCCTATACCGACAGTGGCGGACGTTCTTACAAGGAGTGTATGAAAGACCACATCTTTGTCGCCTCTAGGAAAGAAGGTACTTTTTCTTATGAAATGGCTGTAGTTGACGAAGGGTCTAGTTTCCAATTCTAAGGAGGTATGATTTATGGAATTAGTAAAAGTCGTAAACAATCAGTTAGTAACGGATAGCAGGCAGGTAGCAGGAGCTTTTGGGAAACGACATGACAATGTTATAGCTACTGTTAGGGGTCTCCTTAAAAATAAGGATACCCAACAGATGTTCTATGAAACGACTTACCATAACGAACAGAACGGGCAAGACTACAAGATGTACCTCATGAACCGTGACGGGTTCTCTCTCCTTGTTATGGGGTTTACAGGGCCAGAGGCTTTAGAGTGGAAGATTAAGTATATCAATGCTTTCAATGAGATGGAAAAGAAGTTACAGGAATCTTCCTCCCCCGCCCTCCCCGACTTCAGCGATCCGGTTATCGCTGCTCGTGCATGGGCCGACCAGTACGAGGCAAGAAGGAAAGCAGAAAAGGCTATTGAGGAAAATAAACCAAAAGTCATTCTTGCTGAATCCATCGAGGTAAGCGATACAGATATCTCAATCGGTGCGCTGGCAAAGATTTTAAAACAGAATGGTGTAGATATTGGTAGGAATCGTCTGTATAGCTGGATGAGAGAAAATGGCTACCTCATCAAGACAGCTAAGAGTTGGAACCAGCCTAAACAGATTTATATGGACGCTGGCTATTTCCGGATTACAGAGACAGTCCATGACAGCGGTTACGGTTATACTCCCAAGATTTATGTCACCACCTACGTAACAGGCAAAGGACAGAAATATTTCATCAATAAGTTCTTAGCTAGCAAAGATTTGAAACCAGTTGGTTAAAAAGGAGGAGGAGTAAGTATGAAGCAAGTCAAACAAAGTAAACAGAAAACGACTCAAGAAGTTGTAGCCTATATGCGTCGGCAATCAAGGATAGACGCCCGTTACATGAACATGGAATACGAGGATTACCGGTTCCGTTGGAGGAACTGGCTCAAGGAAAAGGATAAGAGGCAGGCTGGATACATGTCTGCCTTCCTGTCCGATAGCCCGAACCTTGATAACCTCTATGTTTGCGAGGCTATTTACTCGTACAAGAAAAGCGGGTTCATGCAATAAGGTTGCTTTGATATTTATACAATGATATGGGAGGTATTGTTATGAGTAGTTATTCAGAAAAATATAAATATATATACAAAACATTCAAAAAGGCTCATTTAAAGAGGTCTTTGGGGGATGAGTACCTAGACAGCATTGGAGAAACCACAAGGCTTCACTCCCCTATGGTATACGAGGCAGAATATGGTATACTATACTTACGAGATGACGCAGTATTTGATTTATTGAACTATATAGAGGAGTTGAAAGCTAATGCAACTAAAACCGTACCAGCAGGTAGCCGCCGACAGGATTTCTAAATCTTATCAGCTTATCCTTGCCGATGAAATGGGGCTTGGGAAGACAGCAGAGTTATTGAGAGGATTGTGGCCGACATTCGTTAGCTATCGGACAAGGAAGATACTCGTAGTCTGCCCGGCCTCATTGAAATGGAACTGGGTACGGGAAATAAAACGGTGGTTCGGGCCATTCATAGCCAAACCGGATGACATGCGGCTCCGTATCGTCGTCACGAACTACGAACGGTTAAAGAACTACGTAGATTATGCGAGGAAGGGCCTTTTCGGAACAGTAGTATTCGATGAGGCCCATTACCTCAAAAATCCCAAATCACAACGGTTCTACTATGCGAATGTCATTGCCACTTACGCCGAAAAACGTTTCCTCCTCACGGGTACGCCCATGGTGTCCGGCCCTTGTGACTTAGCTCCCTTACTGGACATCTTAGGTCTGCTCCCCCTCTTTGGAGGATATGAAGGCTTCTACAAACGATACTGTAATCCGATCTGGAATGGTTATGGCTGGGACTACTCCGGTTCCTCCAATAAGGACGAGTTGAAAGAAAAGTTAAAAGAGTATATGATAAGAAGGACAAAGAAAGAATGTGGTATCAAACTTCCCCCGAAAAAGATAGTTGATGTACCTGTCATAGAGTGCAAGCAGAGTTTCGCTGAATCCCTACAGGAAATCGAGGAACAGACACAGGTAGTCAATAGACTTAAATTCCCCTATTCTATCAAGTTCATAGATGACTTATTGGCTAAAGGGAAACGACCTGTCGTATTCGTTCACCACCGGGACTTAATGAGGAAGCTAGCAAAACACTACGGAAAGAAGGCGGTAAAGATAACCGGAGGCCAATCCATGGAGAATAGGCAGAAAGCAATAGACGCATTTCAGGACGAGGATGTTCCTTTGATTTTCTGTTCCCTCCAAGCTTCTGCTACAGGGATTACCTTGACCAGTAGTGATACAGCTGTATTCCTCGAATACTTGTGGTCTCCGTCCGTATCTCAGCAGGCACAGGATAGGATTCACCGGTTATCACAGACGAAACCTGTTACGATTTATAATCTGTATTGTCCTAAGTCAATCGAAATGCAGAAAGGCATGAGGTCTTATGCAAAAGAGCTGGACATGAAAGGTATTTTGTAAAAGGAGGATTTATTATGAAAAAAATCGCTATGGTATTGCTGTTAATGTTGACTTTAGGTATGGCAAGCATATCCGCATACGGTGGTAATCCTAGAAATGAATGTCCATATTGTGGTGCCCCCTCTCACTTCACTGGACAACGAGGCTATTACTATAGTAACTCGTGGGATGTGTACGAATGCTCGAATGGCCACAGATACGACGTTCCCGACTAGGTACAAAAAAAGAGCCGGGGTTATTCTTCCCCGGCTTCTTTATTTTCCAGTTCCTTTTCATATCGTTCCAAAGCACCTCTTGATACTCTGGATTCGATAGATACGTACTTGGCAGATTCGGTCTGGTTCTTGTTGATAGGATTCAGACCAGCACGGTCAAGCATATCTTTCGTAGCTTGGAAGCGGACCGACTCCGAGTCTGCATTCCTAGCTAAGTCCAGCATATTCTCTTTCATTTCTTCGGCATTATCCATAAAACGTTTCATCATTTCTTTTTGACGTTCTGCTAAGGCGTCTTTAACGACTTGTAATTTCTCTGGCTGGCTACTAGGACTATAACCAGCTACTTCAAGTGCTTTCTTTTTACTGCCTGTCGTCATTAGGGTATCTACGAATTTAGCCTGCTTTTCGGTGGCAGTCTTCTTTCTTTTTCTCCCCGGCTTCCTCCGGCAGTCGTGCTGAGGTTTATTATTTGCCATTTTACCTCCTCTCAAGGCCGTTTTTCGACCTTTGTATTTCCACAGGATAAATTGCACGTGCAATGGTTGTTATACCCGTCAGAGGCCCTCACAAGGGCTTCTTTTTAGATTTTTGGGCAAGATATGTAGCTGGCATCACCCCGAATCGGTATGGGTGAAGAGAGCATTTCCTTAAAGGACATTCCTCTACCATTTTACTTGTCCCGTCTCCACAGGCTAGGCAGTGTTTCCGGATGGCTTTTAAGGGGGACGGATTCTTGGGAACGTCTACAGATGGGAGTTTCTTTCTCGGCATGGAATCACCCTTTCAAATATTCATACAAATCACCGAACTGTTCTGTATAATAAGGGATAGCCTGTTTAATCTTATGATGGATGACAGATAAGCGGCGGTACAATTCGTTACGGGAGATGCCGGCATCTTCGGCCATTTTTGTTGCCGTACCTGTTCTCAAGGTGTATTTGCTGAAGATTTCCCATTCCCTCTCGGTAAGGATAGAGCGTATCCAATCAATGAAATGAAGTATCTTTTCCGATTCTTCCCAGCCAATCACAATATCTTCTGGGGATTTCCCCAGCTTCACGTACTGGTATTTATTCGTAAGCTTTTCTTTTTTCCGGTTTTCGTTTACGTCGTTGATGTATTCTTCTCGTTTTGTAAGTCTGGTGATGTTATCGCAGACATCTTCTCCGCTAATCAAGCCCTGTTCATAGCGGTCGATCAAGTCATCTAAGTATCCCATCAGGCTAAATGATGCCTCCGGTCTACTTCCAATCCTCTAGGGAGTTTGCTTCCGTAATAGTTATATTGACGGAGAACTCCACAGGGGATTTTTTTATTGACAAATCGCTTCACGGTCTCGATACCTTTATATCGGACCTCACGGGAAATACCTTCCAAGTAAGTTTGGGCTTCTTCCTTACTATCGGCAGAGATAGCTGCTTTATAATATTCCCCGGCTGTATCTATGTAGAAAACATATACCTCCGTTTTACGTCACCTCTTATCATTCTTCAACCTCCAGCTCCATGTATTGAACTCCAAAATCTATGGCAGAATCATAATCATTGAACACAATGTCGATATGGTTATCACTACCTTCTCCTATCCTATCCCCTACTACATACCTCTGGCCGTTCAAGTAAATAACCGTACCCAGAGGAAGGAAGTCACAAGCTACGTAACCTTCTTGTATCTCCATCCCGTTCGCCATGACCGGGCCGCTCTCGTAGGCAGTGTAAGCAGTACACATGACCTGCCAAGCGGATACCGGCATAGCAAAGGAAACTAGCAGGAGGAGGATTGCCAATAACTTCGGCATCTAACGCCTCCCATCGTCATTCACGAATTACATAACATTAAGCAGAAAACCGATTAACATAACCATAATCCCCCAGAACATGACACCCACGGTAGCACCGGCGTAAGAGGATATATAGATAGACATGCTACTACCGAATATGAAGGCCCCTAGAAAAAAGATGGCCCAGCTGATTTCCGGTGTAGAGAAAAAAGCTTTAATCTTTTCGAGCATCGAATTCACCTCCGGTACACCATTCCTTGAAATGAGGAAGTTCCAGCATTTCGTCCCGGAACCACTTCCATTCCGGCAAAGGATGCTTGTCACGCTGCTTGTAAATATTCTTGAGCTGTAAATAGTTCGTCGTGATACGAGCCGTGAGAATCAATCCAGATGGGTAACTGTAAATCATACGGAGCCAGTTATCATGGGACGGGTCGTGGTTGAAATCTTTCACAACATCCTCAAAGGCTTTGATTACCTTCTTATCGGTGTACTTGATATACTCGGTGGTCATCTTGGGGATCATATGGACCGTACTCATAGAGGATACGAAATCAGCAAACGTGTACCGCTGGAACTGAGGCCATACCTTTTCTGTAATGGTTAAGTCGAACTGTACGACTATCCCTTTTAAGAAACAATCATGACCGGAAGCTGGAGGTGTGTTTGCTAAATTCCTCGCCCGCTTCCAATCGTTCTTGGTGGGACTGCTTTCCATCAATTCGGGATTGTATGACTTTCTCATTGGATAGCCAGAGGCTATAACGGACTCATCGAGTCCGTATACCCTGACGTTGTGCATTACTTTATTTTCCATGGCTTCCTCCTATTTTACATAAAAGCGTCTTGCGGCTTCCGACTGACGTTCTTTGGAATACGAGCTGATACGTTTCAAGTAGCCGATAACTCGTGTACCATAATCAACGTCATGAGAACCACATTCCGTGCAATGGTCTTCTGTGTTTACGTTGATATAACCACAATCATTGCAAATGGTAACTAAGCAATTATATGTCCAGTAATTTACTCCTAATCTCCCGGCCACACAAATTAAATCATATGCCTGATTCTTGCTGAACAGCTGGGCGATGTTAAGATGACATGCGCTACCACCATCGAGGTACTTAGTGGTTTCTTTCCCATGAAGGAACAACTTATCGAGAATGGTTAAAGAATCGTTTTCAACTGGGAAGAAATAAGAGTTATAGCAGTCACGGGGTACGGACAACCCATCATGCTTATCCCACTGAGCATTTTTAACGCCAAGGCCCTCCGCAGGCACATATTCGGTGTTAAATCGGAACCCATATACAGCCCTATCTGCCTTATTGAGGTCGTAAATAACTTTCAAGTACTTGGATACTTCTTTCTGATATGCTTCTTTATCAACTACGGGGGAGAATCCTTTATATTCCATAGCTTCAAGCATACCGTTGATACCAATAGTACCAAACTGAGTATCGAAGTTAATAAACTGAGCTGTGTAAGCCGGTAACATACCAAGCTCGATGTAATGTTTGATAACGGCTCTGTGAGCGGCAAGGTATTTATGAATACGAGAAATCAAGTCACCGAACGGTAACTTACCTTCATACTGCTGTACGTACCGGTTCATGTTGATGGTAATTACTCGGAAAGAGCCAGTTGATACACCGCCAGCCCCCAACGTGTAAGAGAAGGTATTGTCAGCCAGTTCGTTGCGGAGCCGGCAACACGATGCGAGAGAGTCAGCACTACGAGACTCATAGATGAAGAAGGACAGGCCCTTAGACATTTCTTCGGCAAGGAACCATGCAAAGTCCTTATCTTTCGGTTTCTTATCCTCGTCCAGCAACACGGCGGCGGTAAGTACCGGATAGGTAAGGAGTTCTTTTTTGCGCTCCATGCGGAACCATTCCATAAAGAATTCCTGTAACCGACTCAGACTCTTGTAATCTGGTTCGGTGCCATCAGGGAAACGGAAACCGCCAAAGATACCATCAAAGTAGTATTTATCGAATACAGAGATATTCCAAAACACGGATTGATTCGAGCGCCCTATGCTTTCACATAGGCTCTGACTATCTCTTACTAACGAATGTTAGCACACCATTTCGAGGAACGTATCAATAGTTCCCCTACTCCCCCACAATAGGGGATAGTCGATACACCTTCTAAACTGTAATGTTGGCATAACTTATACCTGCCTTTATATTATATATCGTATGGTAGGTAACTCCATAAAGTTTAGCTTGGCTCGGGATTGGCATACCTGAATGGCTTTAGCTTTCCCCGACAGCCGTTGAATAATCAACGACCTCGCTGATAAACGATTAGATGTGTAGTGGCAATATTACTTACCACGTGCCGCGGCTGGCTGGTTGAGGGCATAAACAACGCCCTGTAATTCCTGTGCGATACGGTCTTTAGCTACAGAGAGGTAATTATTCCCATACTGTTTACGAGCAAAATAGTCGAAGTACATAAGGAACTCTACGGTTGCCGTTGCCCCGGCCCAATTCGTAGCCAGTTGGTATACGAGATTCACAAAGGAACCGCAGAAGGACTGGAGATTCTTAGGAGCTTTACTCGTGCCCCCTAAACACTTTGTACCATTCAGCAAAAACGGGTACATAGTAACAGAGGCGCAGTAAGGAAGAAAAGCAGCTAATGTTTCGTCATGGCAATACAGAAGATGACTTTCAATATCTTCCTCGTACTGGTCGGCTAAATCCTCTCCAAACATTTCCGTGATTTTGTCTTTGACGATTTTACGGCTGACCTGGATGTTCTCGAACTTGTACATCTCTTCCTTGAGTGTGCCCATGTTCTTTTCGGAAACATTGGAGTTAGGGTCTACTAAGGAAGCCGAGGCGTTATTGGTGGCCCCGATATAAAAATTAATGAAATCTACCTTTTTCTGAATCTGTTCCGGTGTAAGATAGTTAAAGAACGATTTCTTATTTGTCATCAAAGAGCCTCCTCAACAAAATCTTTTAATACTTCCGGAGGGATAACCCCTTCAATCCGGCTAATCTCTTTGTCGTCATCATAGACAACAACTGTAGGGTAAATGTGCAGATTGTATTTTTTCTCCATTAGGGAGGATTCTACCCTTTTATTCTCAAAATCAATCTCATTTTTATACTTTTCAGCCAGCTCTTTAAATGTGCCACTGATTCGATTGCAATGGAAGCAGTTGTCGATATAGAACTTACAGATTTTCTTACTCATCGCTATCACCCCTTTGGAAATACTCTTTAGTCTTGTCTTCCCACGTCTGGTAAACAGGGTTAAATTCGTAGAACCGCTGATTGGTCGTCGGAGAATCAAGACCACCTTTATCTCTTTCGTATCTGCCAGCCTTTATCCATTTAATCGGTAGCCTAGGGAGGACTCCCAAACCATCATCGCCAACATAAATACCAACCTGGAACATACACGATAGGTCCAATAAAAGAAGTTCTAATGCAGTTCTAGATACCCCTTCATTATTCCAGCCACCCATAATGACGACGGCGTTTGCCCCAAGCTTATATTGCTCATGAACATAATCAATCATTTCTTGGGCTGTCATATTCGGCCGGGTGTGGTTTGTATCCCAAAGCTCCGGACTGTGACATCCTTCGCAATGGCAGGTACAGTTACCTATTTCAAAAAACACAGAGATACGATTAGGTATCTCTATAAGGGTAATTCCTTTATTTACAACGGGAAATTTATCATCATATTCTAAATCAGCCATTGAAAAACTCCTCCATTTTCTTTTTATTTTCAACATACTTGTTACATTCTTTTCGGAAAGCTTTGTATTGTTCGATGAGTTTTTTCTTGCCTTTACGGGCCTCTTCACGAGTCCGGAAGAAGTTACTGCTTAGGCTTTGTTTAAAGCTTTGGACACTACCAAAGATAGCACTCTCTTCCGTGTGGTTAGGAAGAGGAATGTACCAATATCGTTCCCCGACCCGAGGTTTGAATGTTTCCTTCTTCGCTTCCGGTTCGGTATCTTTGTCGATATAATATTCGCCATCCAGCAGTTTCAACAGTACATTTTTAGAGACATCGTTATTAGAGGCATTTCGCAGACCCTTATCAGGGTCGAAAAAGAAGAATCCCACGAGGTCGTTTCCGTTATTAAAATGACGGACAGCAAACGGTTTATTGAATTCCATATCGAAAATTCGTGCAATATCAGGAGCATACAACATCATATATTATCTAGTCCTTTCTGGGGTCTATTTTCTTCCCTTCACAATGGTCTACGAGCCATTCGGCATACCGAAGAATCTTTTTGGCATCCTTGATAGGCTCATCTTTCTTACCGAACCGGGTTGCATATTTAATGATATTGAACAGGATACCCCCGGTGAACTCTTCGGCATCGAACTGCGCCTGCATAAGCTCGATAGGCTGAATATCACCCTCATAATGTTCCCCGTACCATTCCGGCTTCGGAGTTCCTTCTGCTAAATCAACCTGTCGTTTCATTCTTCCTCCTTGTTGTGCTTGTAATAGAAGCACTTGTCTTTCCGACTCCATCTCCAATTAACGCCGAACAGCTTGGCAATCAAAGCAGCTGAGAGCAACCCCAAAATGCTGAGTACAGCTAAAGCAATGGTCGGGGTAAAGATAACCGGCCAGCTCCAAACAAGAATCCCTACAGCCTTCAGGATAATGAACACAATCTGTACCGTTAAGATAGCGGTAGTTACCATGTTTTAATCACTTCTTTCTGTTAGCTATTTCTATAACGAGGTCGCATATCATAACACCAACCCACATTCCGACTAATACGCCTGTGACATATTCTTCTAAGGTAAACATATCCCTACTCCTTTTAGATAGCTTCGTTAAGAGGGGTTTGCCATTCCGGAATGATTTCCCAATCATCAGCGGCACAGTTAGAAAGGGTGTAGAGAATATCCTTTGTATTACGAATATCTTGTTCCTTGCCGTCGTGCATACGCATGACAACAGTCTTTTTATCCTTATCGTAATACCAGTAACCAGTCCAATGGTGACGTTTAACTTTATGTCCTCTCATAAGAGCAAATACAGCACATGCAAAACTCATAATTTATTTCCCCTGACTATTAGAAGTTTTTACTTTTACAGCGGCATCTGAAATTTTATCAACGAGCTCTGTCTGATATGCTTCGATAATAACTGGCTTCTTTTTATACTTCATAATATATTCACCCCTATTTATGTACGACTTTATTTACCTGTACTGCCAATGCCTCCGACTCGTTCACCTTCAGCGCAATCATCGTCGCAAGTCAAATACTTCATAAAAATACCTTGAGCGATACGGTCTCCCTTCTTAATAGATACCGGTTTATCACTGGTGTTGTATAAGCCAACCATAATATGGCCTTCATTATCAGGATTGTTATAGTAATCACTGTCAATAATCCCTGTGTTGTTGGCCAGCATAAGACCATCCTTGAAAGCCAAACTAGAACGGATAAAAATAGACAGATATTCGTCATCCATCATATAAGCATTGAGTCCCGTAGTAACAGCCCTCACTTCGTGAGGCCAAACAGTAGCGTCCTCAGCGGCCTCTAAATCATACCCCGAACTGCCAGAGGTCTTACGTTCTGGGATATGGATGCCTTTACCTATATAAGCCGAAACTACTTCAAATCCTCTCTTTCTCATATTGCTTAGGTCCTCCCTACGATTCTGTCGTTACCAACCGGGGGCCGTTCCTTCCGGTAGCAATTCTCGACAATCATCTTCGCATCAAAATATACCCGGCTCAAGAATCTGGCGTTGGCCTCTACGTATTTCTGCCTCGTGACGCTTTCTACGTAGTCCTGCCATGCCTTGATTACCTCTTCATTGGAAGCCGCTCTCCTTGCCCCATCCGTAGGCTTATTGGAAAGTTCGAGGCTCTTCCTCGCTTCCGTTGCCTTTGCATTACGTTCGAGCAATGCTGACATTTTATAGGCGTCTGCGGCTAGCGTGTCATAACTGGCCAAGAGAGAGGAGGAATCTCTCATCAGAGAGAAAGCCTCCAGCACATCGGTATCGTTCAAATCTTCATACCGTAGCCTCACCTCGTCGAACATGGTCAGTATTTCATCATAAGTTGTTGATGATATCGACCCCATGGAAAGCATCTCCAATCCGGCTAAGGACTTCCTGTGCGTCTTTCAAGCTATCTTCCCCGATGAAGGTTCTCAGGACTGCCGGGCGGGGGCTTGTTTCACAGGAACCTAAGATACGGTAGCCGTCAATCAGGTTCTTGTCTTCCTTGTTCTTGATTTCAGAAATGAAGATGGATTTGGCATCAATCAAAACTTTGCCATTTTCACTAAGTACGATCATGTTATTTCCCTCCAAATAATTTGTATGTATCTTCTTTCAAAAAGAATAATGGTTCATGGTAAGGTCTTGTTACGACTACCATATCCGAGTTATCTTGGTCAAAATACTTATGAAGTAATTTGAACCTACTATCTGGAATATCATGGACTTCCCCGTCGAGAAGCCCATTTACCAGATATCCAAAAAGGTCTTTCCGAAGTCCGTAGCAGAATCCTTCGATATGAACAATCCCGGTGTCCAACAGGTTGTACCAGCGGTCACTCCTTATGTTCCTTTTACACTCTACGATAAGCTCTTTTCCTTTGAACTGAATCCGAATATCACCGGACACGTGGTCTTTGAGCTGAGGAATCAAATGGGCTGCTTTTAATGCCCCCGACATCGGGGTTCTTTGAGCATCCAGCCCCATATCCTTCAAGAGGTTCTCAATGTCTCGTTCTGCTTTTCTTCCATTCCTTCGGTTTGCCTTACCTCTCTTTGAGGCGTTGCTTAATTTCTTGACCTTTCTTTCCTTTTTCTTCTCCTCTTTCTTGGCTAACTGTCTGGGAGATTTAATGGACCGGTCGACCGGGACGTACTCGTCGTAATCCCGGCACCAGTCACAATCATACCTTCGGAGGCAGTTATCCCTTACTTCACATTTCATCTTTAAATGATACTTCGTCTTTAAGGGCTTTTGCGATGAGTTTTGCCAGTTCTTCAATCTCTTCGTCCTCATCGTCGTCTTCCTTGTCATCAGACACCTGTTTTACTTCGATACCGAGGTCTTTCAATGTTTCCCGAAGTTCTTCCGGTACTTCATCTTCGCAATCAGGCTCTTTGAGCTTCGGCACGTTATCTGCCAGAACATCAATCAAATCAATGGCATCAACATTAATGAGCTGTGCCAAACTAGAAATGATAGCGAGGCCAATCAGAGAACGGTCGTTTACCGAACCTTTGATAGAGCAGGCTACCTGACCGCCGCCGATTTTCTTCATCGACAACGATACTTCAAGACCTTCCGTAATAGCTTTTTCAAATTTCCCAAAAGCGGCTTCAAAATTTTCCATATTATTTACCTCCGTTAATACATAACCTACTTGCAAGTATAAGCATCACACCATTTATTTACTGGGCAGAATTTTTCGCATTTATTACCTCCCCAACACTCATGGCTTTTACATGGTGGAGGAACCGTTTTGCTGTCCAGAGCTTTTACCAAAGACTCCGACTTCTTTTTCATATATCTCTCCATCCACCAATCTGAAATCTTGCCTACCTCTATAAGATATGCTCTTTCTGTTACCCCTCGGCTCGTTGCCATATATGTACCGCCATCCCTGACGATCATCTCACATACCATATGACTTACCGGGAGCTTTAAGCATTTCTCAATCTTCATCCGGTAATCATTCATTTGAACCGCTAAATCAAAGTCCAAACGAGCATTGCCTTGGGTATATACGGTTTTATATCTGGGCTTACCATTCTTGTAATGCCCGACTAAAACCTTGTGCGATTTAATTCCAAGATATTTCCCGACTACGTAGGATGAGTACGTTTTATAATCGAACAGCGTCCCCCCATTTTCTGGAGAGTAGAAGTCGAAGGCTCCTGTGGAAACCCCGTCATCTAATCTCTGTTCTCCCAAGTCATCATCATCCATGCCATGTTCTAGGTTGGCGTGGGTTTGGGTGCCAAGGAGAGCGAACATCATGCTCTTAGGGTCTATGGCGTAATTATGGGTCAGCATTAGATACGCCTCCCGGGTCCCTCGAAGACATTGTGTTGTAGAAGGTTTTCCCGTCCATTCCCTTTGTTCAGCTATCTTCCGTAACGTAGGGGCTGACAAGCATCTGCCACACGGTACATAGGGCATCCCAGTCACGGGATTCATCTTCCCGACTAGCCTACACTGCTTCAGGCAATCTTCAATTTTGATAACGCCCCCATCGGGGCATTTGTAAGAATCGTAGGGCATTTTATCTCTCCTTTGTTTTTTATTACTTTAAGTGAGTATTGTAAGATAAAATTTTTGGGAGCCTCCTCGGAGCTGTTGTTCGGAAACTCCCTTGCCTCACCTTACGTATTTATTATAACTCTAAGTAAGTATTTTGTCAAGTGCTACTCCAGATATTTCTCTTCCAAACGGGACGTAGACTTATTGTAGTAATACTCAGATACCGGATTCCCGTACATGCCGTCACGGGTTTTGTCAATCTTGATACGGGTTACGTTCTCTAACTGGTCTTTCTCTTCAAGGGATAAGTTGGGGTCTTTCCCCGGTCTCCATAAGAGCATGATAACATCTGCCGAAGCTTCTAAGTCGCCAGTCAGTTTTAACTGTTGCATGTTCGGTTCGCCATAAGGATTACCACCTCGGTTCAGCTGGCTCAACATAACAAAGATGAGGTCGTTCTCCTTAGCTACGGCTTTCATCTTTGTAGCCGCCGCAGAAGCCCCCTCGAACTCAGAAGTTCCTTTCATATACCCGAAGTAGTCGACGAACACCATGTCAACAGGGCCACCCAAGACATTCTTCGTGTTGACAAGTTCTATACGCTTTTGGATATCCCCCATGGAGTAATCATTACCATCGAATACGACAAGGCGGTTCTGGAGTTTCGTAATGACCTTCTGTACGGCTATATCATTGCTGGCGATGTATCCCTCTACTTCCGGAGTAGAACATTTGATGAGTTTCGCCAAACAACGTTCGATGAGCTTCCCTTTCGGCATCTCTAAGGAGAAAAACGCTACCCTCATATTATCCTGACAAATGGCCCGTAGCATATACTCAATAGCGAAATCGGTTTTGCCAACCCCACTATAAGCCCCTATGACGACAACCTGTTTCTTCTCTATTTTGCGGATACAGTTGTCAATCTGCTGGAAGTGTGTCTTGTATCCCCCGATAGAGTAAATCTTCCGGAGGTCATTGATACAGCCAGTAATGTCAGAGGCCTCACTCAGGATGTCGTTGCTGTCTTCCCCTACTGTATTGAAATACTTCTTGAGGTCTTCTACATCCTTGTTCCAGCGTTCTGCGAGATACTTAATGATATCGAGGCGAATCATCTCCGACTTGACAGTCTTCAAATATTCCTCAGCCCTCTGATATTCTTCCTCAATGGTCTTACAAGCCCCGATAATGAGTCGTGCGACATATTTGTCGATGTGCTCTGTAGGAAGCGTCTGAGCGTCGATACCGGCCAATAACAGGTCGTTCATATCCTTGTAGCCGTCAGGCATAAGGACGACTCGTACCTGACGGGAAGGAGAAATAGCTTTGAAGTAATCACGGACCCTCGGAATCCGTTTCTTACCAGCTTCATCATTGTCCGGGCAGATGACAACCGTCGTATCCCTGCGGAGGTAACTGTTCAGCATCCGGATCTGGTCACGGTGAAGCTCATTGGAGCAATAGGCTACCGTAGGAATACCCATCTGATAGCCGCTGATTGCGTCCATATAGCCTTCTACGACGTAGACGGCATTCTTTATAAGGCGACGTGCCTTATCGAGGCCAAAGAGGAACTCAGACTTATCATAGAGGATATTGTTACGGCTGTTCATGTACTTCGGCTTGGCGTCGAACTGCCGTACTGCCATGCCTACCGTCCGACCATTGGCATCCAGCAACGGGATTGTCATTTTACCGTCCCACATACCCAGCTCGAACGTCTGGATGGTTCCCTCGGTGAGCCCTCTCTTCTCCGTCAAATACTGCTTTACATTATCTACCCCAGCCAATCCTCTCTTCTTATAACCGTTGAATTTATCCTCCAACCGTTTCTGGTCCTGGTACTCGGCGTCGTCTTTAAGGTTGATATTCAGCATGGAGGCAAGACGTTCTGTGGCGGCACTGTAACTGATATGCTCGTAATCAGAAAGGAAGTTGATGACATTCCCTCCCGAGTTGCAGGCGAAGCAGTAGTAACCGCCACGGTCGTCAACGTACATAGCCTCTGGATTGACAGAGTTCTCATGGATGGGGCATTTACAACGCCAGCCATTCCCTTTGCGTACAAGTTCCACATGAGCGTAATCTTTAATGAACTGTGGTAAATCTATTTTCTGGATGATGATATTTTGAATGTCCATGTGTGCCTCCTGAATATCAGTCTCTCAACCCCGGGAACTGGATGATGTTGTCATTCTTCTTTTCCAGTAAATCTAACAAGCTATCCTTCCGTTTCCGGATGAGCCCCTTGAGGATGACGAGTTCACCCTTCTCAGCTCCAGCATCTTCCCGTTCAAAGTATTTATCGACTTGCATCAATAACATGACCAATCCTTTGAAAATCTTATCCTGTCTTTCCTGTTCTGTCATAATATTACCCCCTTAATTTCATCAGCATGTCGATGGAGTAAGCCACCTCGTCAGTCAGCTTGGGACGAGGCTGTTCCTTGTAGTAATCGAAAGCTCTCCACGAGGAAGCTTTATGATACAGTTCCCGTAGAGGCGTCCCTAGAGGCATCACATGGGTCTGTAGATAGTTTATCATATTCGTGATGTCCCCGTCAGGACTCTTGTCGAAAGCTTCCATCACATTCTCGTAGTTCTGGTATCCCCAACATTCTTTCCCAACCGTCTGGTCGAGGTAGAGTTGAGCTAACCGGCCCTGTTCAGTGTCTCTGTTCATTTACTACCTCCTATATTAATTACTTGGTATGATTCATTCACGGGCGGTAGAACGAACCATACCAACTCATCTAATGATGAGTAAAACATTAACCGGAAGAAAATGAGGAGATTAAAAACATTCATTTAATTAATATCTATCCCCCGCCCGTGGTTGGGGATACATCTTCTTTAACTAATCTTTTAACCGGTTAAGAATTTCTCTATTCAACATCTAACATATACAAGATATTACTTGGTATGGTTCATTCTTCTGTGAGGAACGAATCATTCCAACTAATATATTTAATTAATTAAGATAACTCATTCGCCTGTGGTGAACGAGCTATTATAAGATTGTAATTCTAGAGTTAAGATGAAACTTTAGAATTTCAATTAATTGATTAACTAGTATGTAATACTAGAGAGATGAGAGAACGAAAGTGAACGAATCTCTTAAACTAAAAGATTAATATGGCTCCCCCGCTCTATCTTTGGTTATACACAATATTCTGAGTCGGGAGAGCTTTACCATCTCGTATACTAAAGACACTATAAACACTAATAGTGGGTAACTACTCCCTACACACCAATCACTTTTCGTTCCATCCTGTAGGAATTATGTTCTCTTGCATAAATTTACTTGGCCTAGACTATAATATTGGGGAGTTATTCCCCTTCGTCATTTGTATATTTAATCACTTCTGCTGGGATATTTCCGGAGACTGTCATTCTACTGTTTTCCGGAAGGCTCCAACCTTTGTAATCGTTGATAAAGTATTGGTAAGAGGCGTGCTTCCCAGTGTAAATCTTTAATTCTGTGATTATATTATTGTCTTCTAATTCTTTCAGGGCTTTTCTGGCAGTCTTATTCGCACACCCATACATTTTTGCGATTGATGTCTGGCCATATAGACATACCCTTGTCGGCAAAAATCTATTGAACAGAATGAACGAAAATATTCCCTTAGCCGCACTTGATAAGCCGGATTCATACAAGTTTCTTATCATTCCACAATCATACTTAAATTCGTCTTTGGGTGCATCTACAGAGATATACCAAGAAAATTTCTCTCCACCTCCATTGGTTACCCAAAGATCAACCCATTTATCTTTTTTGTAAACCTTGATTTCGCTCATAAAGCTCTCCTCCATTTCGTTGTTCCTACGAATGTCCTATTCTCTACCAGCCCTTTTGCTTCGAGCCGGTCCAATGCTCTTGTTATCGTCCTTGCCGAAAGGAACGGTATCTTACGGTTAATATCTCCAATGGACATGCGAGCGAACCGGTGCCCCTCGAAAGGGACACCTTTCACTTCGCACTGCTTACGAATGACCGAATGGACAATAGCCGCGCTTACGCCTACTTTCTGGCAAAGTCTTACGTCTAACTCCATAGGCTACCTCCTAAGCCGGTTCATCATACATAGCCGCCTGCTGGTCAGCCAGCACTTTCGCTGCGGCGTTCTTGACTTCTTCCGAGAATCTGGACTTATTGACTACCCAAGTCAGATAACCGAAGTCCGTGACCGAAGACACCGGTTTGCCTGCGTACTTCGTGTTCGGCGGCATCATGACTTCCCCATTCGAGGAGGCCTGCGGCCGAGGTTCTTCATAAGAAGCTTCCCGATGGTACGACTGTCTCGGTTCCGGTTCGTCCTGAACGGTGCCTTCCGGTAAAGCCCAGTTCGGGAGTTTCGGACGTTCTGTGAAGTTACCCCACTGGTCGATAGGGACCCACTGGCGAGGCAGGTTGTACAAGTAACGGCCAATACCGAAAGCAGAAGCGACACGACGCATAGCTCCGGTGATACCACCTTTGAACGGGCTGAAGTCTGTGCAGTTAGCCCCATCCATTCTCGATACATCACCATCCGGTAAGTGCAACGTCATCTTGGCCAAGAAACCTTTGATGATATAGGTCTCTTCCCCTTTATACGTCGTCCGGGTCGCTGTACCCATATCAGCTGGGATGTATTCGACTTCCCATTTATCGGGGCCTACTACTTCATCAAGACGTTCCATGACCGCCCGGGAGCTGATGTAAGCCATGGCTTCGGCTTTGCTCTTGTCCTTGCTCTTGCGTCCGATAACCCACATAACTTCTTCCGGTTTGAACGGAGCTTTCAATGCTTCCATAATTTCTGTGTTTGTCATAATGATTCCTCCTGTTAAAAATCACCTTAAGTGAGTATTCAAGGGTAAATGAAGTCCCTCAGTGGGACTTATAGTCGAAGTGGTGAGCTTTCGAGATTTTACCCTCCCATTTGTCGCCCCAGCCTTCGGCTTCTTCAATCAACTCGTCTAAGAGCTGATATGCCTCTTTCCGGGTGTCCACGGTATAGTGTTCCGGGAAAGTCTTTCCCGACATTCTGAACTCCACAATGTATTGGTCCATTATATTTCCCTCCCTGAGATGAATTCTTCAACGTCTTCCTTCCTGAACCGAAGGACCCTTTGGGAGATTCTAATACACGGAAGTTCCTTCTTGTCCACCAGCCGCCTTACCTGCTGGTCTGAAATATTGAGGTACTCAGCGACCTCTTTCGTCTTGAGAAGTATGGGGCTCACCTCCTAACTCACTTCCTGTGATTATTATACTACATGTAAGTGAGTATGTCAAATTGACTATACTAACTTTTTGTGATTTTCTCCCTGTTGTTTTCATTATAATAGAACGCATGTTCTATGTCAAGCCATTTTGTCATCTACCGCGTCATTGCATATAATGTTATAATAAACACAAGAGGTGAGTATGAATGGCACGAAAGAGAAGCAACGGAGAAGGAACCGTATATGTAAGGAAAGATGGGACTTATTGCGCCCAAGAGACGATAGACAAGAAACGAATCACCGCCTATGGAAAGAACAAGACCGAGGCATTAGCCAAGCTCAAGAAGAAGATAAAGGATAAAATGACCGCTGGCGAAGTTATCTCCTCCAACAAGGATATAACAGTAGCCCAATATCTACCTTATTATGTAAGTGGAATTCCACTCACTAACAAAAGCACTAAGGAAAATTATGGTTCTATTCAACGCAGAATCGCGTCACTAACTGGAGAATTAAAATTATCAAAAGTCACGAACTCCACTCTAAATAGTTTCGCAGTCAATATGAAAAGCCTAGAATATGCAGACAGCACAATCCACTCAACCGTAAAATTCTATATGAGAGCTTTAAAACAGGCTCAGAGAGAAGGTTACATAAGTCAGAACATAAACCTTGATTACATCGCCCATCGCAAACAGAAACCATACATACTCCCTAAAGTCAATGATGTTATAAAGTCTTTGAAAGAGATTCGCCCCATTGGTATGAGATACTTAGGTTTATTTTGCTTATATACAGGCCTTAGACGGGGAGAGTTGATCGGATTAAAATGGAAAGACATTGATGAAGAGAAGGGAATTATTACGGTTAAAAGAAATTACACCTGTGAGGTATCATCCCACCGGCTATACATAAAGTCTCCAAAGAATGGATTGGCTGGGCAGATAGTACAAATACCTGACGATGGAATGAAGTTGCTTACGTTCCTCAAAGAGGAGTATAAGAAAGCAAACATTCATAGTGAATTTGTTTTCTGTGACAAAAACGGGAGACACCTTCGTCCGGATAGTGTAACAGCTACACTCCACCGGGCCATGTTACGGGTGTCTCCCAAGGGGTCGGTTCATATATTAAGGCATCTTCATGCCACGATTTTAGCAAAAGAAGGGGTTCCTTTACGGACTATTTCAAAGCAGCTAAGGCACTCGTCTATCGTTACAACGTCTATCTACATTAACGCTATGGAAAACGAAGTCTACGACGAAATTAAAGGGGTCTCTTTACCCGGTTGCAGTAGTGTTGCAGTAGACCATAAAGAAAAATGAGGTATGGAGCGGGTTTTCAGTGCTTTATTGCAATAATTGCAATATTACGAATATCTTTGCGTTCCATCTAATGTCCTCTCTCTCATTAACAAATATTAGGTTATAACTAGGTTATTTTACCACATTAGCATCATATATGGAATAGTTTTCGGGAAATTTAGCTTATTTTTTTTATCAATCATAACCACCAGTAAAACTGGTGGTTTGCTCAGGCCCTATAAGGGCCTAACT